TTGATCACCAGTCGCATTATTTGCCTCTCGCCGTTCAAAATATTGTCAAACGAGTTGATTGTTCAGGTACATTGGGTGATTGGGATAAACTTGACGAACCATCCAAACACGAGCCATCAGTTGGCCGAAAGTACCACGCAACGTCATTGGAGTATTCTTTCTGGTATGCGTCCAAGTGAGTGTATGCATTTCGTCTGCTCCGTTTTTCTAACTTGAATACATTATACAATAAAAAGGATTTAATGTCAATCAGTAGGGTTGGCTCATACGGCAATCAAGAATGGCATACTTATTCTGAGGGAACACATCATTCCACTTCTTTACATGAATGTAGTGAGTACCAGAGCGGCATTCTCCGGCTTTGACTCGCTGGAAGTAAAAGTCGTAGTCGCGAGGTTTGGCTTCAAAGTACCAGCACAGAGCAAGATACTCTTGTGGAGTACACCATGCATGAACACCGTCAGCATAGAACTGAGTACACTTACGCAGTGCCTGCTCGGTGATCTTCTTGATGCTCTTACGCTGCGGTGTCATTACCGTTTACTCCTCGTTTGAAACTTCCATAAACATCATAATTTCGTCAACTTCGGAAACAGAAATGCCAACTCTTGCAGCAATTTCCTCCATAGTGAGAAAACGTGCAAGGAGCAGCCGTTCGACTTGGCTGACTACATCTTGATCATCTATGTTGTTCTTTGAAGTCTCGTTCACTTCTTGTTGAAGTTGTTCCTTCATCTTGGCACGAACATTGGTGCCGTCTTTCTTGTGATACGTGCTAGAGTTATGGGTATGATCATTGATCTTACGATAATTAGCCTTCATTTTTGACTCCGTTCTCTAACTTGAATACAGTATATCACCGATCCGAATTATTGTCAAATTATCATTTTTTGTCCGATTTCAATAGCCAATTGCACTGGCGCAATTGTTCGATTTCGTTTGCTGCCTCTTCTAGTAGATCAGCGATACGGTCAGAAGTTCCTTCTTCGACACTTTTGCGGCCAGGAATTTGTCGTCTGATTTCGGCTCTTTTTCGTAGCCTAAACACCAAACTTTGTTGTTCTACTGGCAATTTGGATTCGTCACGCATTATGTCCACCTTATTGCGGCCACCGTCTACGTATTTCCTTGTCTTTGTTCCAATATTTCATGATGCTGTATCTGAAGACTTTTTGTCTCTAAAATCTTCCACATCTTGTATGGCTTGTTTGAGCGTATATGCGTAATTAAGTGCTTGTTGTTTTGTTAGAGCAATTTCTACCTCTTGTTCCAAATAACCTTTAGTTAACAATGTCCAAATATGACGGAAACGATTTACTCGCCATTTGCTTTGTACCTTAGTGTATATGGCAACAGTTATATCATGCTCGTCTGCTTCTACCCAAACATCATGATCATGATCACTACCGCCGCAATGACAGGCTATCTTGTATACTTTTGAGTTACCCCAATCATTAGTTTTTAGTATACCTTCAGCAGGAGTTTGATAATTTATGTCCATAAATGGTTCCTCACTTTAATTAGTCTGGTCATCATTTCTGTATCCTCATCTTCTTGCTGTTTTTCAATTTCACGACAAAGGTCAAGAATACGGCGTGTCTCTGCCTGTTCCTCTTCTGTTTCATCTTCACCGCCTAACATAGCAGTCCACTGTGTATCTTCGTCTTCATCTTTGAGTTTTTCACGACGACGGTCACACCAAGCAGTCCAACCACTTAGATCATGTGGATCCTTACGAGTAGGATAAACTTCTTTCCACCAAGTATAAAGTTCAAAAATTTCTTTTGCGGCCAAGGCCTGTCCAGTAAGAACTGCTTCGTGTTTTTTGTCGTCTTCTAACCATTCTTCGTTAGTTAAACTCATTGCCCACTTTAGATGGTCAATACCTGCTTCTGGGCAACGCCAAGTGCGCCAGCGGAACCAGCCCCACGAATAAAATGGGGCGTTGTACTGTTCACGTGATTCTTTGCTCCAAGCAACGTTGCTCCAAGCAGTTTCTACTTCCACAAACTCGACGAGTTCATTGAACAAACATGGAAGAAAGCGATTGCCAACATCGCACCACTTTCCTCTTGGAAGATTTTTTGGATGAGCGGTAAGAGCGTGAGTTTTTGTAACCCAACGATTATTGATGTAATACTTAACATCATAGATTTTATCTACGGGCCACCAAATAAAGTTTTGAACTTTATCGAGACCTTCTTCTGCGAGCCAGTAGCGAACAGGATTAGACTTCTTGGCAAGTTTGCGCCAATCGTTCCATCCCTTGCCAGTTTCGGCTTTAGGTTTAGCAGTTCCGCGGAGCCAATTAGCAAACTTACTGCAACTCCAATATCTTGATCTTTGAGCCATGTTTATTCCTCTATGTTTTCTATTAGTTTCGGGCTATAGTGTGAGTATTTGATTAGAAATAGCGTTGCGTATTCGTTTTTCCAAAAAGTAAAGATTGCATGTGAGAACATTTTTTCTCGAAGTTCGTCACCGTTTTCAAGATCATAATACGCAGGATAATAATCAAAGTTGTAATCTACATCCTTAATGAAGTTGTCTTTTTTAAGTTGATTGACAATCTCAGAGATTTTTGGTCCCTTTGCATTTAATCTTATCTTAATCATAACCATACGAGTGAAAAACTTGATGCTGCTTTGTCAGACAAATACAATCTTAAATCTTCATCGCTACGTTCCCATGACCAGTCTCTATTGCAATGCTTTCCATAATCCTGATTTGATGATCTATTGTAAAACCAAATCTCACAACTTGATCCAAATTGTTCCCAGAGCCAAAGTCTTGCCTCACAAAACATCATTTCTCTTGAGACTGCATCATCTGACACTTTATAGTCATAAACTGAAACAATTTTGACATGGTGAGTAAAAACTTCGTTACCTCTATGTCTTTTGTCTAATTTTACAAGTTTGTATTGGAATTTACTAATAATCATTCTGTTAATCTACTTCCAATGCAAACTAAATGCGGTGGAATCTACAACATCAGAGAATTCAAATGTGTATGTATTATAAAGTTGTTCGTTATTATTTGCAATAAATTCGGATGAAGCAAAATTAGAAATGTGCCAGTCTCCGCGACAACTATTTCTGCACCATGTCATTACTTTTTCTAATTGGCCAAATTGAACAATTATGCTAATTTTGACTTGAGCCTCGCTCAATCTCTACTCCGCATTTTTTAAGAAACTCTACGCCGTCATCATTTTTATAGTCTTCTCTATAAAATACTCGACGAATGCCAGACTGAAAAATTAGTTTAGCACAGTCGATACATGGCCCGTGAGTTACGAACAAATCAGCGCCATTTCCACTATTGGAAGACTTAGCTAATTTTGCAATTGCATTTGATTCTGAGTGCAATACCTCAGGTTTAGTTTTTAGTCGATAACGGCCTTGCATTTCGTTGCCGTAGGCATCTTTATACGTGCCTTCGTATGGCCAGCCTTCTTCAATTTCTTCCAGACTAAGCCAACCGCCGGCGCTGCACCATTCAACATCTTCGCAGTTGTTATCCCATCCAGAGGGCATACCGTTGTATCCATAACTGATAACGGTATCATCTTTGACTATTACAGACCCTACTTTTAGTCTACGAGCATGACTTAGTTGTGCTACTCTGAGTGCAAAATCCATGTAAAGATCAATAAACTTTTGCTTCATATAATGTAATTATCGCGAATCCAGCGTTCGATAATTTTTTTGTCCTTCATAAAATAAATCACGCCTCGAATGTCGAATTTTTCGCAGAATGCCTGTCCGTATGTTTTACCCGCAAGCGCATACATGATATATTCTTTATCGAATGTCTCTAATTCTTCTTTGGATATCTTTTTGTTTTCTTCTACTGAGAGTTGTCCCCAGTAGTGTTCCCAGTAATTTTTATTATACATCAATCAATTCCGTGGTTATTATCGACATTGGCGACTCTACCATCAACAAAACAATAAACCTGCTTGTCATTTGCATGCACGAAGCAGCCAACAAAATCTTTAATTGTTTCGTTGAATCGCAAAGCCGCATCTTCAAGTGTTGAGCCTTGACACACGAAAGTATTGTCTGTTTCGTGATAGAAATAGTGACACTGATTTATAATCTCGTGCTTAAGCATTATGCCATCTCTATGTACGGTTTCTTTATCGTCATCTGCTAATGGTGATGTATTTTTAGAAAGATTAGACGCGAATCGCTGTTCAAGTTTGCTCTGAACATAACCTATAAGCCAAATGCCACCGCCCAAAATTACACCAATTAGAATATCAAGCATATATTTTATCAAATGATTATGGACGACCGAAGTCGTCCATAATTGTTAAACATCAACCAAAAATTACTCGTCTGAGTTTGCCAAAGCACGATAGCCGGCGGCAACTACTGCACGACTTGGAGTTCCAAGACGATATTTGAAAGTTTCGCGACCACTGCTATTGACATGACGATTGCTATAGACTGCATAGCCGCCACGAAGACGCAAATCGCTTACGGTTGCGGTTGGGTTTGCGATTCCAAATCGCGAAGCAATTTGCTTGACAGTTAGTTGTTCGCCACTCTTCAATGCTTCTATTAGACGCTTAGATTTAGTTTGTGTAGTATTCATACTTTTCCTTTATTGTTATCGCTGTTTTGATAGCGTGAATGTATTATGACATTGCATTGCTGCAATGTCAATACTAATTGGTTAAACGATGATTGTTTTGGCAAAGTAAGGTTCTTCTTCTTGAAGGCCTCTTTCGAAGCCAACATACCCGCGAGGGTTGCAAACCACTCTGCAATCACCAATTTTATAGTCAAAATCGGTATGAACATGACCGTGCATCCACAATTTGATTTGTGGGCGATCCAAAATGAATTCACTGAGATCGCTATGATATGCACCATTCATGATTCGATCATGTCTATATTGCTCGTGAATGCTCATGCTCGACGGAGCCATGTGACTAACAACGACCACGGTTGAATCAATCTGCTGATCAATTACTTGCTTGAAATATTCAAGAGTTTGACGATGTCGTCCAAGAGTGTGAGCCGGACGAAGTTTTACATAACCCAACCCATCATGTCTGATAGTGTTGTAATCGTTAGACGCATTAGTAACCCCGTGAAAAGTCAGTGGATCGCCACGATTCAAATCAGTCCAAAGAGTTCCGCCCACAAAAGTGATATCTTCGATAGTTAGCGTATCTTGCTCCAAGAAATGAACATTCGGATAAACCGAGCATTCGTTTCTCATAATGTCGATGGTTTGATTCCACTTGCCGTGATAAAACTCGTGATTTCCGGCCACGATCACGACCTGTGGGAATTGAAAACTGACTCGATCAAGAAAGTTGCGATAGGATTGAGCCTTTCGCTGACGACTTCCAAGAGTTTTCAGTAGTTCGGCAGCATAGGGAACGTGAGGCTTTGGGTGATCATGAAGATCAGCCGAAATCATGATGTCTCCAGCCAGCACCAAAATATCGCAGTCGTCATGATTTTGCAGATTGATATCTGCAAATTCCAGATGAAGATCGGATGCTAATGCAATTTTGGTCATGATTTCAACTATGCTCTTTTATGTGCTTGCAAGTGTTTCTAAAAGTAAAGCCTGGGCAAGAACAAGTGATTCGTCCACCAGAACTTTTTACAATTGTATAAACCTTGCCGTTACTTCCTGCTACTTGAATACCGGCCATTTTTTGCTCGGTTGGCTGGAAGTAAAGTTCGTCAGATTCGGCAGAACGATTGATTTCCTTGAACTTTCGACCACGAGTGTCGATAGACATTGGACTACTAAACTTTATCAGTTTAGTAGTTCCTGCTTTGATGTATCCAACAGCACGAGTTTTGCTGTCGTTCATATAGTAGATATGATTTGGAACAGCAAAACTGGTATTCCACTCAGTTATTTCTTGATAGAACTTCATAGTAAAACAAGTATAACAGAGTTTGCAATTATTGTCAAGTTTCGTCTTCGTTGTCGTCCCGCATCGTATCGTAAACGATTTTTGGACGAATAGGCTTCTTGATGCCCAAAGCCTTGCGTTCATCAGGCGAAAGACGCTGATACGCCCGAGACTTAATCAAGTAAGTTTCCCACATTTTCTTCCGATTTTCGGCCGCGGCTTCTGACTCTTTGATAATTCCGCCCCACCACTTTCGAATGCGATCATCGCGTAGCAACAGAAAGTCTGCCCGCCCACAGATAAACAATTCCATCATGATTATGATCGATCTGGTTTCGGCCATCGAGGACGCTTTGCCGGCGAGGTGATTGATTTCGAAAACGACTTCTTTTGACAATTCATCAATGTTGCTCATATTCATTACCTCTTGCTATTAGAGACTTGTTTCTTGATCAAACCGAATGCAATACGCTCTTCTTCGGTAAGTTTGGCGTATGCTTTCTTTTTGAGTGCTTCTGTTTCTTTGGCTTTAAGTTCTCGTTTCAGTTGTGCGAGTCGCTCTTTTCGATCTTCCTCTTTGTGAACTTTCCACCAGTCACTCACTTCTGAGTCAGACAGAACGGATTTAAGTGCCGTTGGAGATTTTTCCAGTTCATACATAGCCTTACACGCAATTCGTGCAAGGCTATCAACCTTTTTTTTCAGAAGAAAAACGGTCGATTGATTTGGGTAATAATCGTCAGACCCGTAGTCTCGACAAGGCATACAAACTCCTATCTATTTTAATAGAGATATTATAGTATAATTTTGTTTTTATGTCAAGAAATTAAATTCTTCTGGCAATCACTCTGAATCGTCTCATTTCTGGAGTAACAGCAACGCGAGGATCGACCAAAATCAAACGAAATCTTCTAAGGTCTTCATGTTGACGAAAGATATCAATCAATCGTATTTCTGCTGCCATTTTGTCTGGAAGTGGTCTTGGGCAATCTATCATTATTGCATTATCCCCAATATACACTGTGGAATCTGGACCAAAAAATAGTGTGGCTTTTTGTCTAATAAAAGACACATATTCCTGCTTCAATGAGTTTGAAGCTTCGTTCAAATGAAGAGTTCGAATTAAGGTTTGTGCTATTTCTGAGATACGCATATAGTATTTATGCAACTCTATAAAAATATTTATATCGTAATTTAACACATTATTTGTTTTATGTCAAGTCTGCTATATCGTAAATCCAACTCTCAAACACGTACTCATCTGCATACTCAAATGTCATATAGAAGTATCCATTCAGACCCCATTCGGGTCCAAAACTATTTTGGACCAAAAACGACTTTTTGTCCAAATCATAACCAACAATTAGCAGTGCGTGACCGCCCATTGGATTATCGTTATAGTCTCTGACGGATAGCATGTAATTGTTTTTATCCAAATACATAAATGACTCAAAGATGTCAATTCCAATTATCACTGGATATCCAGAATTTAGTGCGTCTATTATGTTGTTCTGTCCAAGAACCAAGTAATAAGTTGGTATCTTGCGTTGTAGGGCCTCTGCATAAGCCTCTTCACTTGGTTTTACTGTGAATTTTTCTATATCGTATGGCCACAATTCTTCTTTGCATACTCCGTAAGTTTTTAATCCTTTAAGTCCGTTCTTTATTGTTGCACCAATATCTACATCAACAGTATTGTCAAATGTTCTGGAATTGTAATACACAAACATTTCGCTCAATTCAATGAACTTAGTTGGATATTTTTTCATGGTCATCAATTCGTATGCGGCAGTAAGTGCTTGACCAGTGCAACTACCAAGAGAACTTTGGTCTTCTACGAGAGAATTGGCTTCTCTTAAATCCACGAAAGAACTTAGTGTTTGGTTCTTTGGTTTATATATGTAGTCGCGATAGTCTTCTTTGCTGCCGCAATATCTTATGAATTTTATATTCTCCACCATCCGGTGCCTCTATAAACTACGCTAACGCTTTGATACGGAACACGGATGATATAGTTGTTAGAATCATCTACCTTTTCACCAGTTTGCGGTTGTATTGTTATTTTTCCATTTCCTTGTCCATACTCGTCTTTGATTGTATAAACTCTGCCAGATACTCCAGCAGGTAGAGTTATTGTAATAGCACTTGCACTATATACTCCAATGTATTCATCGGTAGCAGTGGCGGTGTAATTTGCAGTGACACGAATGACATTTATTAAATCTGCACCAGTTGAACTAATAGTTATGTCTCCAGTGCTTCCGCTTAGTGCTATGCCACTACCAGCAGTAATACTTAAAACTCCAGTGTTGTTTATCTTGAATTGAGCGTCTGGTCCAGTTGAAGTTATATCAGTTATTGATATTCCGAAACCAGAGGTGGGACTAACCGTGGTAACGACTAATTTGCCATCTGAATAAACTGCGTCAGATGTCACTGTGTTAAAAACTACATCGGCGGTCGGAGATACATCTTGAGATAGCGATACTATACCATCCTCTACATCGATAAAGTCTCCTATTTGAATTACTCCATAATTGGTTTTACTTGTTGATTGTGATAGATATGACATTATTTTTCTCCTTATTTTTTGTCACGCTTGAATGTGTCAAGTAAATTAGTTAGTATTCTACTTGACGATGGAACTCTATCCTCTAAGTTAGTTGCCACTTTTAAACGACTATATGCCAAGAGATTTTCTGGCAAATTAAATTTCTTCATTTCAGGAATTGATCCTTTGTTTGTTATTTGTTCAGATTGAGGCTCAGACGGTTTTGATTTTTCTGTCTGTGTTGATTCTGTAATCTGTTCTTTGATTTCTTCTGTGTGATTTTCTACATTTTGTTCAGAAGAACTATCAACGACAACAACTTTCGTGGGTTCATCTGTTTCTACACTTTCTGCTTTCTCGGTGACTTCTTCGACAATCTTTTCTTGAACTGGTTCCACATTATGTACCTCGGTGGTAACTTCATTTTTAGATTTGTTTTCTAAAAATGTCATTAAACTACGTGCCTTGTCAAGAATTTGTGCTTCTGTTGGAAACGGAGGAAATTCTGGATGTTCAAGTTTTGTGCGAGAAGTTCTCCACGCCTTTTCACTTTCAATCACCCAGCGATTATGATCCTGTGCCTTTTTGTCAGTGTATTCCAGAATTAGCAATTCTTTTGCTATTTCCAATAATTTAACATTCATGTCGCTCATCTGTATCTGCGTCTTTCTGATCTTAGTTGATTTACTATGCTATTTTGATAGACATCTGACATGTATCCAAAGTTAGTCATATTTTGATTTACATTGGATATCTGACTATCATAAATGTAATTATTGTATGGGTATGGATTGTAGTATGGACTATAGTACGGATAAGGACGATGATACGGATAAGGACGATAATAGTAATCATCGTAATATCTACGTCTAAACATTACATCAGTGTAATAATCTTTGTATCTTCTCATTTTATTTCTCCCAATTTATATAATGTGCCAACTATTTCCGCGCCACAATAATTGCACACTTTCATACGGTATAGTCATGACATAACTGGTTTCGCCGTCTATGATGCCATTGTTTTCTACTACTATGGTAACTTTTCTATTACCAAGTGGTGGACCCATTTCCGCCTTTACAACAAGATTCTTACAATCTTCAAGACTTCCGGGAAGTGTAATAGTAGTCGGTCCAGTACTATCAACGCCAATATAATAATCATCCAATGTAGCAGTGTAGTCTTCTGATACCAAAATTGCTTTGCACTCACAACTACATTCTCCAGGCGGACCAGGAGGTCCGATAGTGCCAGGTTCTCCTTGAGGGCCTGTCTCTCCAGGTTCTCCAGGCGGGCCTTGAGAGCCTGTATCTCCTTGTGGTCCGGGTGGTCCGGGTGGTCCTGGTGGTCCTGGTGGGCATTCACAATTATCTCCTTGTATTACTTGTTTTACGTTGATAAAGTCAGAACCAGAAGTAGAATACTGTTCTGCATAATTTAATGCTTGAACTGCATAAGAAACTTCAAGTGCTCGAAGTTGACTTATTAGCGATCTTAGTTCTATTAGACGACGATCTAATGATTCCATTATTTTCTCCGCAAACAAAAAAGCGGGCCGAAGCCCGCCTTAGAGTTCAGTTTAACGAACGTTGTTTGATGTTGAAGATTGTCCAACACCAGCCATTGTGCCAAAGTTTACCATTCCTTGACGAGTCTCTTGTAGTTGACTCTGGAATGCCTGTAGCTGACTGTTTAGAGACTGCCACTGACCTTGGTCATAACGACCGCGCCAAAAACGACCATCATCAAGTGCAGCAACCAATTCAGTGTTGCGCTCGATCAGGTTACGATTCAATACATCATCGTTGACACTGTTGATCAACTCACGAGTTCTTTCTGCTTGACCGTCAATCTTATCACTTAGATAAGTTGACTGTTTAGCCATTTCAACTTGTGTCTTTAGTGCGTTGATTTCAGCATCTTTTGCTGCTCCCAGGAAGCCAGCAACCGTTGCTTGTTGCTGAGAGACAATCTGAGCACGAATATCTGCTAGATCGCGTCCAGTGTCAAAGAAACGATTATCAACTTCTTTGCCAACGTCAGCTACACGAGTGTTGATATCAAAACGTGCGTCTTTGATAGCGCCCTGAGTTGCATAGTCACCCTTTAGAGCTTCTTTGACGATTTCATTTGTATGCTCTGCTGCTTCGCGACGAATATCGCTGAACATGTCTTCTACTGCCATAATTTTTCTCCTAATAAAAAAATAGATATGAGAGATTTTTGTCTCTCATATCTACTTACTGGAGAAAAAGCAGTAAATATTACTACTTAAGTGCAGCGTATACCAAATAAATTATTTGTTAATTGCAACTTCATTATTGTCTTTCGCAAACACTGCCAACTGTGTGCGATTTCGAACCTTGTATTTTTTCAATAAAGCACCCATGTGTAGTTTCACTGTGCTCTCGCTGATGTTCAGCATTTTGGCAATTACTTTGTTACTGGCACCTCGATTTGCAACCAAGTTAAAAATCTGTCTCTGTCTTGGAGTAAGATTTATAGAATTTTTTGTCTTTGATGTTTTGCGCTTACTTGACAACATTGCATTCACTTGATGTGGTAAAGTGGAGTCGTTATTTAGAATATTTTGAACAGATTCAATAATCTCTTCCACGGTAAATCCATCCCCATATCTAAGACCGATATAAGATATCATTGGCAAATTAAGTATTTCTTTGATCAATTCCGTAGGAGTTTTAGTTCCAACTAACACAATTATTTTTGTATTTCTACTAACAAGTATATCATTCTCGTTTTTTACGAGAGTGCAGTTGAGTAGTGTAGAAATGGTATTGAGTGCAGCAAAAACATCTACATTAATGATGCTATATAGTTGCTGTAGGTCTATTGCTATGTAGTCACAAATAAAACTACTGTCACTCAACAAACAAAAAAATTCTTTTAGATCACTTATAGTCTGAAAGGATAAATCAAATCTATTCTTTAATTGTTCTGTAAGTGTTATTGTGTCCGCACATTCTTCGATTGGATTGACGATGGCCATAATCATGGGCTTCTGGTTCATTTTTAGATTCTCCGATATAATTTTAATCATCATACAGTATATATTTGTCTATAACAGATGTATAGATGTGCAGAGGGCTATATACTACTCAAGTAGTAGAACAATTCTGCACAAAATTATGCCGTGAGGTTTGAATAACAACGATGTAACATCGTTGAACTTAAATGTTGAGAATACTCTTTATTTCAGGAATAGCATCCTCTACATCAGGTGAATAGGTGGCTATTACTTGAAGTAGTTGGTTTCTAATCTCGTTTTGATTTGCAGTAGAAACTCGTCTGAATGCTTGAGATAGTTCTGGATTTGTTCTAAACAATCGAACCAAATCAGCATCAAACTTTTTGACATACTCAGCCGAAAACTTTTGCTGCGTTCGACTTGTTGGATTATATGTTGTTCCATAATTTTCTGATCTTGGTTTGGTATCTACCTCGACACCAACATTACCAGTGTCTTCTGGGTATTTTTGCTTTAAATACTCTGCCAGATTTTTAAATTCGTATGGCATTAGTTTCATCATGTTGTAATTAATATATACATGAACGTATCCGTATATTCCTATTAGTTCTCTTATCTTAGAGAACAATTGATTTGTTAGTGGACTTTTTCCAAGACGCAGTATTTGATTGTAGGGTTCTACGGTTTCTATATTTTCTACGCCAGTTTTATTCCAATACGCCCACAACACATTTTCTTTACTTGCAGCGTCTTTTCTGACGGTGAACATTAGATAAACGCCAGATTCATCTTCATCATCCGCATATTTTGCCAACTCTGGGTTAGCAAGAAAACCAGTTGGTTCCTCTTTTTTAGGAACTTCAATTGGTTTTAGTTGTTGAGATATTTTTTGTTGTCTTAGTTTTGCCTTTAATTCAGCCGCCATTTTTTTGGCTTTGTCGGACTCACTTTGTTCTGCTGCGCTTGCCGCTCTACGCGCAGCAAGTTCTTCTCTTCGTTTCTTTGCTCTTTCGCCTTTGCTGACTTCTAGTATAATTTGACTGATCTTCATAATAAATGTCCTATAAACTATTTATTATTTTAGATTATTTAACACTTGTCGCGCTTCTTCAAGATTGTCATCAGTGACAATCTCGTCTATGTAAGTTACTATCAATAACTCTTCCAGAACTATTGTCTGTTCGTAGTCTGAACTATTCAACGATTCTTTCCACAAACTAAACTCACATGCATCTTGGAAATTCCACATGATATTAAGCATGTCAATTTGCTTTGTTGTTAGTCCGTTTATTTTCATAACGTTCAGTGAACTGTTCCAATAGCAAAGTCTCCAAAATCATCTATTGCTTTCTTTAGATCGTCTTTGGTCCAACCTGACTCAATCAATATTTCTATTAGTCTTGTGTAGAGTGTAAAACACGCCATACCTTGAACATAGTTTTCATCGTTATTTTCAAAGTCGAATGCTTCTAATTTTGGAAGAACGTCATCTTCCAAAAATGCTTCAACAATGTTGCTTGTATAGTCGAATTCCCACTCTTCATAGTTGTGCTCGTCTACGTCGATATCAGTAAATTGATTAGTTTCGTTTTTCATATTTGCTCCTATAGTAGACTTAAGTATTTATCTACTATAGCACAACTAGCAAGCTAAGTCACTACATTTAGTAGTGCTATTTGTACCGATAATTTACAGAGTCTAGATTTTCTCTGAAAATCACCGCGCCGTTTTTTAGATGAAACTTACGAGCCATTTCAGTTTTTGGACTCAGGGTCACAAATGTATTGATCAAATTATATCTGTTTGTAATATCTTCCAAACACGCTCTGAGCAAACAAGCGGCAGAACCAGGTGCATAACTCCATATAGTATAAAACACGGCAGTAGTCGGTTCAGATGAAGTTCTGAACAAGTCTTCAACCGATTCGGGAATAAAATCATGCAAACTAATACAAACCATACTTGATGGCTTGTTGTTTTCTATTAGTGCGGCAATGTATCTGTTTTGAGACACGCGAAACTCAGAGGGAATTTCTGGTCGCACTGGATCATCTTTTATGAATTCTATAAAACTATCGGTTATTGAATTTATTATGTGTAGCATGATAATCGTATTTATTACAACTTACAAAAATATTCATTTAGACAAAAAAATAGGACTAAACCAGTTTTCTGATTTAGTCCCGCACTCCGATCAGAGTTTAGTTATACAACGCAGTAGCGTGGATTGTTGATTGTTTCCAACATCACTGCTTCTGGAGTAAAGTCCTTAGCAGCAAGAATTGCCTTCATGATGCTTGGGCTGAACCCACTTACCATTGCAACACCACTCTTGTTGAACTCAACTGGGATATTCCCATGTGAATTCAAATTCCAGAAAACAATCTTAGGTGTTGCATATCCAGTCGATTCATACTTTCTTTCGATCATCTGCATTGCAGAATCATCGAATTTAGTGCAATAATCGAACTGCATATCGCTAAGAATTAGCAAATACGCTGGCATGTCAGCAGCAGGCACCGAGTTATCTACTGCTACCTTTAGGATAGCATCAAATGCACGATGCAAGTTTGTATTCATGCCCCATTCTGCCTGACACAATTGAGTATACTTGCTAAGAATGTTTCCATTCAACTTCTCCAACTTTGTGTTTTGACTGAAAGTCAAGAACAAGTCCTTGAACGCTCCGCGATTCTTGTCTGCACAATACAAGCCAAGAGCCACGGCAACATCAATGCATTGCAGATGTGGATTATCTCCAACTCGGCAACTCATGCTTCCGCTAACGTCTACCATAGGTAGAACATTTGCATCAGACATATAGTTAGGCAAAGCCTCCCACTGCGCCGCTGCCACGGTCTTATCTCCAGTCTTGATGCTACGAATAACATCATGTGGGTAAACCGCACCAGCATTCACCTTGGCATCGCCAGAAGCCAACTCAGCCTTGTACTCGCGGTAAGCATCAGCAGCATTTCGATTGAATGCCTTTTGATAGCGCGCAGCAGCCAAACTTGGCACATGGCTAAAGTTGATGTTGTCCCAATCCTTAGCGCACATTTGAGTTTCGACTACCTTAGTGGCGTTGACCAGCATCTTACGATACTGTTTGGGAGTCAACTCCATAAACTTACGCAACTCAATGCTTACATCGCCCTTTCGGGGCATCCACTTGGCACATAGTCCGTCGCCAGACTTTAGCGCAGCACTGATTAGTGCATATGCCTTGTTCTTTACATCTGAAGTCTTAAAGATCAACAGATCGTCCCAGCGACCGAAAGTAGATACATGAGGCAACATGCGATCCAACAGTGTTGGATGCAAATTTTCCAGATGCATCAAGATGTCGCGAAATATCTGGCGTTCGCCAGCGCCACCACGAACATCACGAGTCCACAAAGCAAGTCGTAGTGCCAGAGTAGAGTCGCACTGAATGGCGCGCTCAAAATCTGGAACAATTTGCTTGCCACGGCTTGCGCCTGCCTTGTAGAAAAAATCTACAAGGGGACTTAGAGAACTTTGAAGTGCTCGCATTCCATTGGTGGTGCGAGTTTCGAACTTAGTATTTTGAACTGCTTGCGCGAATGTCATTTTATTTTTCCTTTCAACAGATTAGTTATCATTGGTCCTATCACGGTATCCAGCCAGATTCGGGCGTTTTTATGGTGATTGATTAAATTTGTTTGCTGTATCTAATCTAGAAACTTATTATATGTTACTTACTATTTTTAGTCTACAAATTCGGATAAACTGTATACGTTTCTTGCCTGCTGCTCTACCATCTGAGCTATATTACTCACTAGGAATAACAGTTGGATTTGAACCAACGACACACTGGGTGATTTAATAGTTGCTGTATGTATACAAAAATATAACAGAGTGAACGATACGGGTATTTTATTTCTCTGCTTGCCCCCTACCACTGTGGGATTCTGTATCACAAGCACAGTCTAAATCGTTTAGACCCGATCTTGTTTTATTCTGCACAAGCATCATATCTAGTTCTCTAGAATATTAGTTATATCGTTGTCTAGTTTCCTAGAAATATTTCTACTGTCCTGCGACCAACTTCTACTACAGTGAGTCAGTAGTGTTTAAATTGCTGTAGTCACTCTAAATTTTAACGGGATAGTTGCCTACTTTTTGTTTCAAGTGAGAAATCGAAACTCACCTCGTCCGGCGAACCAGACCATCCATAGTTTTATTAAGTTTGCTGAACCTATCCCTAAAATCTCTTTCGTTGTTGCTATCTATGTATTATGCTACGATTTCGCATTTGTAGCAAGCGTTTTGGATGACTTGATCTTGACCAAATTAGCCAAGTTCATCCAAACCAAACGCTGATTGTCTGGACGATGAACCTCAACAAAGTCCACGCCGTCAACGCGTCTACGATTATCAAAATTCTCGCATACCCAGACTTCTCCTGTTCGTGGATTAGTTAGAGTCACTGACTTTGCTTTCATAGTTTTCCCCTTAGGCCGCCTTACGACGAGTATCCAAACTCTTGAATTGGTCCGCTGCATATGATGCGGCGAAAGCACGAGGCTTCACCAATGGCACCACATTACACATACCCTTGACATAACCAATCGCTTCGTTGATGACAAGATTACTGTTGTGCATTTCGCTTGGGTTGATATCCAAGTGAACTTCCACTTCGAATGGAACTTCTTTTGCCAATTCCAAGTATAGATTTGCAACACGATAAACTTCGTTCATTAAACGCATTCTTGGCTTGTCTGCTCGTTGATCATAGTCACGCTCACGATCAACCGCACCAAAAATCTTACAGCCATTGTTGCCATTCACGTGAACAACAACCGCAGTAATATAATCGGCACACCATACTCCATTGTGCTGCAAACGCTCGGAGTCGCAGCCGATGTAAATTTTTGTATTGTCAGATAGAGTGTCGCAAAAACGAGCAACTTCTTCAACATTGATTTGCCGATTATACATGATTTTTCTCCTTAAATGTAATCGTATTTCTTTACCTTGGTCTTTTTATCACGGTCTTTAATTTTGTTCAAATATTCTCGCCCAATTCGTTGGGACTCAATATCATCAAATGCAACTGATGTTGGAATTGGTTTTCGTTTCCTTAGTTCCAGATATTCAGCGGCACTCATAGTGCTATACTTCATGCTCTCGTCTTCTTGCTTTCGCTCAGCATGCAGTTCTCGCAATCGTTCACTGGCAACAAGTATCAAATCGAACCTGTTGCCTATATTCTTATTCATTTTGTCAAAGTCGTTCATTCATTTCTCCATGTTTTTATTTTATGTCTTATTTGATATCTTGTCAAGTCGATTGTCAAATAATAGTCCAATACTTACACGCATACAGTATTTACTAAATACCATTATGATATCCAAAACTATTAAAACAGATAATGGTTACACCTTTCACGTGTCGCTCAGTGATTACGGCACATACTACATTTTGGTTTGTGATCCATACACTGGCGGAATAAATCTCAAGTATTTTTCAGATTGGGTATCTGCACTGATGTTTATCAAGTCATTGAACTGACAACATTTCTTTCAATTTCTGAATTTGAGCCGGCGTTAGAACCATTTCAAAACGCATTTCAGTGTTATCGTGCCATTGAGCGTAAAAACGCAAATGCTTGAATTCTGGGCCAACTGAGATAGGCTGTGTTAGTTCAGCATATACACTATAATTTCCGTTTTCACTTATTAGAATTTTACTCATGATTGTCCTATAATTTTGGCGGGTAGTGAGGGATTCGAACCCCCGAGGGCATTTCTGCCCTAACTGCTTAGTAGGCAGCCGCCATAGTCCGCTCGGCCAACTACCCAAATATTTTTCACTCAGTATTTAGTGATGAATTAGTCTGTTGAATTTTTTGTCTTTTCTCTAACTTCTTACGAAGTAGAGTATGGATTCCAGGATTAATTCTAAGTACATTAGGCATAAATTCGTGCCTAATATAATTGCGAGTATAACGAGTATCGTTATTACTAAAATCTTCAATCCACCGAACATTTTTTCTACGCGCCCAATTTTCTAAATCATACTTTCTATTTAATAGAAATGGTCGAATGACATTGTTGCGTCTGTATGGTAGCAATTTGCTTTGTCCGTGCAAACTACTCCACGCCCATGTTTCTACTACATCGTCAAGATGATGCCCGGTAACAACACACTCAAATTGACTTAAAAATTCATATCTCTTGTCTCTCCAGTATTCTTCCGCACTTAGTTTGAGAGGAATTGACGAATCCTCAATTCGCTTAGTGATAAGATTCAAGTTTCTATCTGAGCATTCCCGTGTAATGAAGTCGAGAGCACGATCACTGGTTTCTGTTCCGTGATGAAAGAATGCAACATTTACTGCATGGTTGCGAGAGAGAAAGTCAAGCAACACCATACTATCGATTCCGCCGCTACACGCGACAGTCACGACACGAGGAATTGACCCAAGAATCTTGATCACTTATTGACCATCAAAGCGATAAACATGCCCGAGATAATCACTACAACAAAACAATGTCCAACGTTTTGCCAAAACGTAAAGTCCTTGCTATAAACCCAATTTACAATTTTCTTCATTTATGCCTCCAAAATATAGGGCTTGTCCCACTTGCCAATGTTGATATCAACATAGTAGGCAATATCAAAGTAATCAATCATTGTATCAGTGTTGTCATACCAGCCATTAGATTTCATGGCCTTGAGCACTTCTGCAAGAAACTCGCGCGCCGCGCCATCATAGTGCTCCTGATACCAGTAGGTATTGACTTGAATGTAGTCACGAGCCAGATTGATCCTGCGATTTCCGGTAGGATCACGATCATCGATCATTCGATTGAAACTGCCGATAAAATCGATCTTGCCAGACTTGACATTCAGAACCAGAGTAGAGTGGTTATTCACTGCAAGACGAGCCTTGACGCCATACTTGTTGCAAATTGCCTTGATAGCGGGTTCCAGAGCCTTCTTGCGTTCCTGCGAAATGTAAGCCATTTGATTTCTCCGTTATCTAACTGTCTATGTATGTATTATACACCCAAAACGATTATTTGTCAACTCGCTTGGTCTTGACTTGGCACTCGTAGACCGTATCGCCTACATAGAAGGACCCAAGGCGTTCGCAGTCTTGAGACGCCGTGTTTTGAGCGAATCCCCAACCTATCAAAAAGATGAGCCCTGCAATTAGCATGACGACGATGCCAAACAAAAATGAAATACCGTTATTATTTTCCGATGACATAATTACTTTCCTTGTTGCGATGTTGTTCCTAATCTATTATTGAATAGAATTGTTGTCAGTCTTGAGAATGCGCCACATCAACCACAGAACAGAAGTCAGTTGCCACATTGCGGGAACCATTGGTCCATCAAACAGTGCGATGCAACCAGCCAACAGAACAATCACTCCAATCAGCATTTGAAACATTACTGCTTTGAGACTGGGTTTTGCAGAAACCCGGCTTGTCGATACACTAACAAGCGGGGTCAACTTTTGTCGCGAAGAATCAGCCGCAATTTGCGAGGACTCTTTGATGATCAACTCAGCGAACCGCTCAATCGACTCGTTATTCACGCTCATTCTCCTGTTTTCTAACTTGAATACAGTATATCACTGTTCCGAATTATTGTCAAGCCGACACAGGATCGAGTGTTTCAATGAAATTGAGCAAGATATTGGTGATGTTTCGAGCCCCCACGGGATTCTGACTATGCACTGCAAACTCAGTAGGGAACGAGTTGATATCAGCATCCAGATAGCGATTGATCATCCAGTGAATGAAGATCATGCTGGTGTCTTTGTCCCCCAGATCGTGATCATAGGACACGAAAGATGGAACGCCACGATTAGCCACCATCACCATGGCTTCGTAAGAACTACGAACAATGACCCATTCCTTACCATCGTTAGGCGGAAATCGCTCATCATCGATGAACATGCGGTAGGTCATTTCTTCCCTTTCTAACTGTCTATGTATGTATTATATATCCAAACCGATTTATTGTCAATCGAGGAATTCAATGTCCTGTGGGTTAACCAGTGCATACTTGTCGGAGCGCTGGATCACCACCTTATTGAATTCCACAATGTTGCGACGAGCCCAGTCGGGAACATCCTCGCGCTCATTGTACACCGCTACAATGTCCCAGACCTCATTCTTGTCGTAGAGCTTGTCCTCACGGGTGGTGTAGGGAATCCAGCCTGACCACCAATAGTGAGTATTACTCTTAGGTGTTTGGACCTGAATCACAGTGCCTGCTTTGACTAGGAACATGTTTGCTCTTTCTACCTACTATGAATACAGTATAACAGAAAATGGATTTATTGTCAAGTCCTGAGACGTTGCCGTTGACTCTTTAGCCGCCAGAACATGCGGTAGCGGCAACCCGAGCGGGTACGATGGAGACTACCTGTTCCGCAAATAAACCTGCCTTCCCACAAACGGCAGTATCTCTTGGGTTTTGGTTGATCCTGCAACAGGCGCCTGCTGGTTCGTTCGTAGACTCTTGTAAGCATCATTCAATGACCTCAAAAGTAATTCTAACACGCGAACCTAAAGGCAAGTCGTCGCTAAAGTAAAAATATTCTGGTGGCAGGATATTTCGTTCGTCGTCAAACATGGCTTCCAATGTGTTTAACACTGTCAACTTCTTGACTGTCTTTTCATCATCAAACAAGGTCATATCAAAAGTAGTCTTCATCATTCAACTTCCCAATCAATCTCATCCGTTTCACCAAGAGGTTCTACCTTGACGATCTTGGCGCCGTAAATCTGTTGCTTGTTCCAGAAATTGGTCACATGCTTCTTGACGCCGGAAACAGAATTGCGTCCATATGTGATCCAAGTTTCCAACTTGCCTTCGTACAAAGCGGTGACGCGGTAGGCTTTCATCTTGTGCCCCTGTTCAAAATTGGGCGATAAGGGTAGGAATACCACCAGCAGGACCTTCCAGGATCACATCTTCAAGAGGTGCGGTAGTCATGCCGTGGCCGTACACGTAAGGATATGCCACACGAACCTCTTCGGTAGGATCAAGAGTTTGGAGAATGTTGATCAGTTCTGCTACGGTCATTACGTCTGCTCCTGTTTTCTAACTTGAATACAGTATATCAGGAAATGGATTTATTGTCAAATTTGATTACCAAGCGTGATAGATAACCATGTGGTCAACACCAGGAACATTACCAACAGGACGATAGATTTGCATTTCGCCGTCCCAACCATCTTGGCTGAACAACCGATCCTCAGGACCAACGGTAACGAAACGCACTTCCTTACCTGTGTGGTGGCTCTTAACGAAGAAAGTACGTGGCATACCAAAATATTCGGACGCCAACTTGAGCACCTTACGGCTCTTATCGTATTCGCACAACTTGAGAGCCACGGTGGGGATAGTAGTCATTTCAGATTCCTCATCAAGAGACGGAACGGGGTAATGTTGATCTTCCCATTCGGGGGAAACCCTACGAAAATTTGAAATCATCGTCTGACTCCGTTTTTCTAACTTGAATACAGTATATCAGGAAATGGATTTATTGTCAAATTTTGGTTATTCTTCTACCGCTCGGATTGCGGCACGCACTTCACGAACTTGATGCCTTGCCAAGTGGAAGTCTTCGTCATCTTTTGCCACCTATCTGTGTTGTGATCAGGCACTCATGCCAGAGACTCTGCCCATTTTTCATATTGCGGTGAAATTTTATCGCCACGCAAAGTCATGATGATTTCTTCCTCTTCGGTAAAGATCAATCCTAGTTTTTCCAGATTAAACCGTCGTCCATCATCAGACATGTTAATCCAACGATTTACGATTTCATAACTTCCATGAAATATGCCATCTCTCTCAGGACATATGTCAAGAATCCATCGAATCAGACTTTTAAGACCTTCGATTGAATTACCAGGATGACTGCGAAGTATTGCATCGGAAAAATTGTTTGCCAAAACAGAAGTAAAAAACGACCCCGGATAATATCCATGCACCAAATAGTTATAAATTGGGTCAAAGTAATCCCGATTTACCTCGTAATGATAGTAAGACTGCAATGATTTTGTTGTAAGCAGGATTTTATAACGACTGTATATACTGAGGTTCATCTGTATTATTCGTTATCTAAGATCAAGCCTTGAAACGGTCGTAAGTACGAATTGGGCTACGACTCTCAGTAGACTTGACGATATATTCGATCTTAACGCCCTTAAGGGACAGTGCGGTAGTCAATGTGGGTAAATCGCAATCTTCTTCGAGATAGACAGTTCCACCTTTCTGATAACTATAGGTTGTGATCTTGTCGGCAATACACAGTTCATAGAGTGTCTGGCGCTTGACAGCAGCCCAACCATGGCCCGAGTCCGAATAGAACTTGATCTTAAACACAGACATGTTGATAACTCCAACTATGAATTAGATCAAATCAACTTGAACTTGACGAAATCCTGCTACATCCTTGACCAACCCAGTTGGCAACTCGCGACCGTTACCCTTAGCAATACGGCGCAGATAAGACAACTTTTCTAGTGTGGTCCAAACTGCCACACGGGCATCAGTGGTCGCAAACAAATCCGTCATTTGCTGAACGGTGATCGTCATGCCGAATTCTTCACCGCTGTTAGCCACGAGAATGAAACGAAACTTTTGAGAATTCTTGAAACCGTCGATGATAGTCTTGGTGCGCATCATTCGCTCCTGTTTTCTAACTTGAATACAGTATAACAGAAAATGGATTTAATGTCAAAATTCGGAATTGAGTCGTGCCCGTGCAGCCGACGCAAACTTGCTGATATTGCCACACTTGTCTTCCCAGCGCAGCAGACTACGAGCCGTGTAGCCGATTCCTGACCGATCTACGCAACGAGCCTCTTGATTCAGTTCTCCATTGACAAACACGCGAACATTGTAGCCATTGCCAATTTTCCGAACACTAATCTCGTGCTGACATTCGCCCAACAGCACACGCTTCATGGGCATGATTTGTTCGTAACGAGCATTAAGCAACATGGTTTTCTCCTGTCTTTCTAACTTGAATACAGTATATCAGGAATTGGATTTATTGTCAAATAGTCATCAAGCAGATTTCACAAGTTGAAGAATGACTTTTCCCTCGAAAATAAAGTCCTCGCGAGAAGAACTCGACAAAGAAATCTGAGAAAACTTATACCAGTTTTGAGCAATTAGCGCAGCGTTTTTTGCGCCAAAGAAATCGATCAGAAAATCAACAACATACTTGGGAAGCATGATATCTCCGTTCAGTGATTAGTGGATATAAGTATATCCCAGATCGTATTATTTGTCAAATTTTCAAGTGGCATACCAAATTTCTTTGTATCCTTCTTGTTCAGTTGGATCCTGCCAATGACGAATCATGCCGTCAATAACATTCTTAGGAATGCTTTTGCCAACACGACTATTCAAGCGACGAGTCAATTCTTCCTCAGGAGGAGTCTTAAACACAATCGCAATGTGATAGTAATTTGGCAGCATTACAAATTTCTTTTTTCTGCTGCTGATGTTGGTTGAGGTTTGATCCCAAACAATGTTCTTTCCTTGACTCGATGCCAATTTTACTTGTTCGATCATCACATTTACGGCAGTCGGCATATACTCACTAAAAACTTGATCGTAAGTTTTGCCGACGCTTTGTGCGTACTCTTCAACCAACTTGTCAGTTGAAATGTATGCATAATTCTTCAACCATTCCTGATTGGAAACCCAAGTGCTTTTTCCACTACCAGGAACACCAACCAAAACATACGCAATAGACATTATAAATTTTCTCCCATATACTTACGATAATCTTCGCGCCAATTGTGACTTTTTACATCATAGTCAAGTCCCAATTCACTCATCATAAGACGCATGACGCGAGTATTAGGACTACGAAATTTTTCTACTGCATCGAAACCAAGTTTAGTTCCGACTTCGACTACAGCACCGCTGCGACAAATACCCGCAAAACAATGAACAATTACATTCATTCGATTATCAAGTGCATGCTGTAGCAGTCCAATCAACTCTTTTGCTTGTTTTTCGCTAACGAACATTTCTGGATCGTCAGCTTCATCGTTATCATCGATATCAAGAAATTCAAATGCATGTGTTTCCTTAAACACATGACGCGGCTTTGGAAACCAACTACCTGGATCCATGATCTGAATTAGCATAGAGTTCGGCCCAGCATCATGATGATATCCCAAAGAGATATCATCAGCAGCACAATTTTCAATCCAAGGCATATTTTTCCTTTATTCTGTTAAATTAGATTCTATCTTAAAAGATATTTATTGTCAAATAAAAGCAAAAAGAGAACCTCGTGGTTCTCTTTTGTTAGAAAGTTCTCAATCAACATCTTGAATGGCTTTCCATCCTAATTTTAGCAAGTCTTCACGAATCTCATCAGTGACTACGCTTTCTGCGACATAGTTTTTAATAATATCAAAATGCTTTTTTAGTTCATCGTCTGCATCGTCGTATTTTTCTTCAGAAATTCTATCACGAATTCCACTGCAATACCAATCGATGTAGTCACCCTCTTGAAGCATATCGGCAATTATTCCTCCAGCATGCCTCCAACTACAAGACCAAGATTGCATTTGATCACTTGACAAAATCTCTACTATTTTTTCTGGTGTATTTTCTATTTCTATTTTTAGAAATTCGTTGTTGCACATTGCAGCATAAAGATTTTGAGCGTATGAAGTGCTACTTCTGACTTTTTTCAAAATCCAATCGGTAGTTCTTAAATCATACTCTAAATTATCTTTTTTCCAATCGTCTTGCGACTCTCTGTCTACAGTATATTCCAACGCATACTTATATTGTTCAATAACACTGTCTAATTCATCTTGCGTGGATTCTCCCCTTTCAAGTCTTTCTTTGGCACAACTCACGTGAAAAGTAAATCTATCTTTGCTACGACTTGGTTCAGTCATACTAAATCTTTCCATAAATCGATGTAGTGTATTTACTACTTAAAACAACATCACCGTTCAAATCTTCTTGTCTTACCCATCCAGACAAATGATTCATGTGATCGGTGGCCCAAGTTTCCAAAACCGCCATAACTCCAGCAGCAGTGCTACGCTGAATTGCAGTCGCGTTTTCATTGCATGATATTTTCTGAACATATTGTCTTACGCTACTTGTTGATTGTCCAACATTTTGACCAGTCACATTTATGTAAATGTAAACAACATCGTCAGTGGTAGTTGGAATACAATCATTGAACAATTTTACATAAGTGTCAAAATTCTCAGCAAGACCAAGATCATCACGCAAGAATTTAATGTTATCCCAATGTCCTGGATATCTAAGCGTTTTGTAATTTACATTGTGTGCTCTTAATTGCCAAGATTCTGGAAGACTGCCAATTCCACCGCTGGTATTTGCTGCTTCTAACTCAACGCCGTGTATTTCTACTTTTTCCAGACCATCCAGCGGATCAAGATTGACCAACACGCCATTGACCAAAGCAGGGCAAGGATTGATATATTCGTTTATCAGGCCCTCTGTATTCCAGGTTCTGTAATACTTTAATGAATTATTTGAGTGTGTAGGCAAAGCACCAACTCGTATTTGAATCGAGTTTACTCGATCAAACTTGTTGGCCAAACTGTTAGCGATAATGCTAACCATTCCTGGAGCCAGTCCACACTGAGTGACAAACTTTGCATTAGTCAGTGTTTTTACATAATCAGTTACCGTTACGCTTTCGGTTAAATCAAAATAATCAACGCCCGACTGATTACACAATTCTGCAATTTGCACATTCAAATAAAACGGCGTGCTGCACAAAACTCCATCTACCGTTGAGATAATATCTCGGAGTGTTTTTGAATCACTCAGATCATGACCCAAAGATAAATCATATCCACTAACCGCAAAATTAAAATCAGATGACAAGGTGTCATAAACATATTTTCCAATATGTCCCATTCCTAATATAGCAAGTTTCTTCATATTAGCTGGTCCTAACAATCAAATGCCAGCCAAATTGTGTTTGAACTGGAGCACTAAGTTGTCCTACACTTAGCCCAAAAGCAGTGTCTTCAAATGGCTTGACCATCATCCCGCGACCAAATAGTCCAAGATTTCCGCCATTTTGTCCGCTGGGACATTTACTATGCTGTTTGGCAAGTTCTACAAACTTATCCATAGTAGCGGACTGTGATAACTCGTTTTGTAGTTGCTGTGCTAACTCAGCACTCTCAACTAAAATATGACAAGCACTCACTTGCTCAACGCTGTTTTGCTCACTATTGCTCATTGTTTTTCCTTTGTTTGTGTCTGTTAGTTTATTGTGCTCAGCACAATTTGTCAATGTTTTATTATACCATTATGGTACGGAGATGTAGAAGCAATGATAGAACTTATACCATCTGTCAGAGTGGCAGGATTCGAACCTGCGACGAGATTGCTCTCTCCTGCTCCCAAAGCAGGTCGACTAAACCGGACTATCGGACACTCTGACAGATGATACAAATGGTGCATCCTGTAGGGATTGAACCTACGACCTACGCCTTGTAAGGGCGCCGCTACTACCGCTGAGCTAAGGATGCAATAAAAATGGAGCGGGTAACCGGGTTCGAACCGGTGACATCTTCCTTGGCAAGGAAGTGCTCTACCAACTGAGCTACACCCGCATTTTATTGAAACACATTAGTACCAAACTTTTTCGCCCCGGGCCGGCCTATATGTCTATGCATCGTAGCGTTGGTCCTTGACGGGTGTTCAAATGCGCTTCAATAAAATGTCGTTGCTACCACTACCACATGGCCCACCGACCGAGTTGCTTACCCTGTCACGACGATATTTTATATGGAAGGGTATCGTGTCCTCCTAAGGTATTTTCAAGACGCCCATGTTAAGACGGGCCTTGCGGTAAAATCCCTACGCACCGCGTGGTTATGGTAACCACAATACCCACTTTTGTAAAGCCAAAGTGTAAGACTGGTTACTGGAGCGGGTGACAGGGATCGAACCTGCGACGAACAGCTTGGAAGGCTGACACTCTACCACTGAGTTACACCCGCGTTGTCTAACAGAATGCCTTTTTGTCAAATTACAATTTTGATTTTATGTTTGCTGTAAGCATTCTAAATTTTGGTTGCGGGCCCTGGAGTCGCACCAGGTATCTACAGGTTATGAGCCTGTCGGGTTACTGTCTCCCTCGCCCGCAATATAACTTATTTATACTTGTTTAACCACGGAACTTCTTGCCAATACCCTTCAGTATAATACTCAAGATTTCCCTGATTGTTTATTCTGTAATCTCCATGTTTATCTGTTTCACTATGTTCATAGTGTATCATCGTATTGCTATGATTGTCAATCAATTGTTTATCCATTTGTTTATCCAATTTTTCATCTTTCATACAAATATTTATTCATGACAACACTGAGCGTAAATTATATATTGTGGTGGTCAAGGGGATGCTCGAAATCCCACATTCCAACTTATGAGTTTGGCTCTACTTCCTCTTAAGATACTTGACCGATATTTGGTGCCTCCGGATGGTTACGCTCCACCGACAACCGCTTATCAAGCGGACGTTATACTATTTAACTAAGGAGGCAAATTATTTGGCAGAGGGTGAGGGAATCGAACCCACGAATTCGGAATCAAAACCCGATGTTATACCATTTAACTAACCCCCAACAGAAAATTATTATAACAGGTTCTCTTTTTAAGTGCTACCACTACACCAATACTGCCGACCAAACAGTATCTGGGATTCGAACCCAGCCCTTCTTTTTTTCTGAAAGTTTAAAATTATTTGCTGAAAAGAACCTAATGGTCTATTTTAATCGAATCTAAGCGATGTCGTTTGCTTTGGGGCAACGCCATCGTAGCGTTTTGTTATTTCTTCGCCTCGTTCTATGAATTTAATGGCTCTTAAACCAACTATTCTGTGAACTGTATCAATCACTTGTTCGCTATTTGGAGTGTCACTATGATTTACAAGTAAAAATGGACTAACAAAAACTCCATTTTTAAATCTGTCAGTTGATCTAAACTTAGGAATATCAGAATCGGGAAGTTTATACTCTATGTTTCCAACTGGTAAAACCTTTTCATTGTTTTTCCATTTTAGACCCATGCGTTTTACAAAAATTGTATCTTTAATCTTATTCCAATCGCTCTCGCTAATTGCAACTACTGGTCCCAAATGTATTAGTGTTCCAGCAGGAATATCTCCCGCCGCAAACAACCCGTTTCCAGCATTTGGAATTTTTGATTTGGATACTACAGTAGACGAATATATTTCGTTGATACGCATCTACTATTTATGCTCTTGGCGTCTCTCCACGGTACCGCCCCGCATTCCTCAGTTTTGGAGACTGATACATCACTTTAATGCTTGAGAGACATTATTTTGGCAGTGAGTGTGGGATTTGAACCCAAACCTGCGTTTTTTTTCAATCATGCTGGATAGGCAAATTAAATTGGCGGAGTGACTGGGACTTGAACCCAGAAGCCGTATTACTACAGCCGACGGATTAGCAATCCGCTCCAATACCATTATGGGATCACTCCTTGATGTTTTAACTCTTTTTTCTTCCACACAACCAAACACTCATTAAATTGCGACCATTTACATCTATCCAATTCAGTTTCATACCCTTTAATTTCAAGATAGCCCCCTAATTCTTCTACCCAAAAATCTGGAGTGTAATAACTTATTTTATTTTTTAAGTTAATGTATTGAAATCTAATTGTATTTCTTTTCCAAAGAAAATTGTTCTGGTCTAACCATTTAGCTACCGCTAACTCCCACTTACCGTCTAAACTTACCTCGCCGGCGATTGGAGAAATGTATTTATATTTTTTACATCTTCCAGCTTTCGGGCTCCAACCATTTTCATATCTTTTGTTTATGTTAGTTCTGGCCGAATCTGCTAATCGTTTCTTGCCATCCACAGTTAATTTTCCTTTTCCATTCTTTTTGGAAATACTAACGGAATCGCTTATTTTTCTTGGGGTGAATAAACCATTCTTTACTGCTTGATTGATAAGTGTCTGGGAAGATAGATCATATAATTTGATTATGTCACGATATGAAAGTCCAGAATCATACACGCGCTGAATTTCTTTCCAATCGTAATTTACAAATTTTTTATTATTCGAATTGTTTCTTTCCTTCATCGAGGGACATTGGCTGGAATAATTAGAACAACATCATCTGCCTGACCCAAATTGCTTAATAGCATTAAGATTACATCCAAAATCACACTTCATTTATTTTTTTCTCCATGTGATTTTATTTATCAAATATTTGGTAGGGTGCCGATTTAAACCTCTCATCCAACTCACTATATTCTGGTGGAGAATATCGGATTCGAACCGATCTGAATTTCCTCGGTGCAAGCGAGGCGACCACCCCAAGCAGTCCCATTCCCCATAAAAAACTTTGGTGCCCCCCAAGAGACTCGAACTCTCACGCCTTTCGGCGCCAGGACCTAAACCTGGTGCGTCTACCAATTCCGCCAAGAGGGCAATCAATTATCTATTTAGCATTACTCACATTATAGTTCGTTGAACTATAATGTCAATAATTTTGGTGTCGCCGCTGAGATTCGAACTCAGGTTTCTTCCTTGGAATGGAATAAGAAATTGCTGAACGTACTCTATACAGAGTCACCCTTTTTTAAGCGTCCTAACCACTAGACGACAGCGACAAAAATTCTGAACGGGTTTGCACCGTAATCAAAATGTTTTAAACAGAATGCTTTTTTTCACCAATTGAAAGTTGTGTAAGATTTGCTGTAAGCATTCTAAAATTTGGCGGTCCCAACGGGGGTCGAACCCGTTCCTGCGCCGTGACAGGGCGCTATCCTAGCCGGTAGACGATGGAACCTATATTTGGTAGGAGCATTGGGATTCGAACCCAAGACCAACGGATTAAAAGTCCGCTGCGCTACCGCTGCGCCATACTCCCAAAAATTGTTATCATATTTCAACACACTGATGGGCTTCTTTTAAGTCGAACTAACCCCGCACCCCAGTGATTTATTCCACTCTGTTCAGAGGTTGTTTTCAATGTGCTGAAATATGATATCTTAAAGACATCATATCCTACTTTGACTTTTAAAGAACTGTTTTGATGCAATACATAGATTGTGCATCAAACCTCAATTCTTGTCAATAGTAGTTTGACAATATGCTCACCAACACGAATTTCAATTAATCATCGTGTTTAGATTTTTTACAGCCGATGAATCATTGTCACGACATACGTAATAGCAACAACTTTACCTGACGATTTAATTAAATAGATAATGTCAGCATCTAACTCATGTGTCTTACCACACTATATAATAATTTTAAAATATATATATTATTTTTGTGAGCATATCATCAAATTTGGAGTGCGGGGTCGGATTTGAACCGACGGTTTTCAGGATTTGCAATCCCGTGCAATGGGCCGCTCTGCCACCCGCACACTAAATTATAAATTACTTAAAGTTTTCCAACCATATTTCTTTGCACAAGCAATACTAATTTTAAGTGCTGCTGCACATGGAAATCTATGATTCTTTTTAAAACGCCAGCCGTTTAAATAAAATTCTTTTAATACAGTATCACCATTCCAAGAATTGCGACTGGTCGTAATATAACCTTGTTCTTCTAACTGATCGCGCAGTTTAGTGAATTCATCATGATCTATGTTACTGGTAGAGAACGACTTATCAGTGCCCTTAAGAACTTTGATAATATCGTCATGTGTGGGATTATTACGATCCTTAATCCAATCGTATTCTGTTCTAACAGTAACATCACAGATATATTCTTCCGATATTGTAAAATTCATATCTATTCTCCGATTATTATATGATCAAATGAGACTTAATATGGAATGATATGAGCAAAATTACGAGTAGTGGACACTGCCCCGCACCATGCTCTACGCTGACTTTGGTTTCGAACCCTAGGCCAGTGTGCCTTTCTCTTGCTAACGCTGAAACACACTATGTTATTGATCTATTATATTTGGCGTGAAATTATTCTGAATCTTCGTAATTCATCTGTTAGTTTAGTTTGAGAATCAACCAACATTATACGCGCCTTGCGACCTTCAAAAACAGTTTGGAGACGCCTTGCAAGGGAATCCTGCATTGCTACTCTGTCATTTATTTGACGCCGCACTTCAATCATAACAAAACAAGCATCGTTTGCATTTGTTCCTGACTTGTCTTTCACATATAGAACAATGTCGGGTCCCAATAGACGAACGCAAAATTCCTTAATTTCTTTTAACTCTTCAATGTCTAGAGGACCAGAGGGCTTGGGAGTAGGCCGCACACCCAGTTTTATCATTTGATTAGATTGGGGGATTAAGCCCCAATTAGTCTCGCTAAATTTAGAGTCCATTTTATATTTGCCTCACTTTTGGATTGATGCTGCACTTATTTATCGCATGTCTTCATTGCAGTTCTTCTTCACCATATTTCAACACACAGAATTCCCTGAATCAACCCCCACTTAAAGCAACGGCGATCCATACATCAACTCACTTTATCGTTCATTGAGTCTGGAGTCGAACCAGAACTATGTGTTGAAATATAGTGCGACCCATTGTGGGGTGAACTTCGAAACCACCATCTCGCCGCGCTTTAGACCACTAAGCTACCGCCACTTTAGATTGTTTTCTTTTTTCCCAGGCCAACTTTGACGCAACCGATAATTTTTGATTGTGATCCTCTGTTCGTTTTCTCTTGTGTGGGCTCTTTTTCTTACCTCTTACCTTATCTGCTTGCTTTTTAGCAACAGATGGGTCCTTCATTGGGTTATTACTACTCATCCGAGTACTCAATATTTCCTGAGTATAAGATGATTTACAAATCACTGAACAAAATATTGTATTAGTAATTTTTAGATACGATGCGTTGCAATATTTACAAGTGCTCAATTTTTTTCTACCTGCAACCCATCCTTCAGGAATTACCACACTTTTTTCTATTTTCTTTTGTTCGCCCTGTAAATTTGTTATCCATTTAGTTCCGTGTTGAGAATTCCCTTCGGCAGTTTGATTTATTGACACCGCTTCGGCGTATTTTCTTCTAAGCCAGCCATACAATTTATTTGATGGACGATTGACAATCATCACCCTTGCTGCGTAAATTAAAGAATGATTATCTGGATAGATTTTTATCAAGAGTTGATGAGCAACATAATGTTCTTCTGGAGTTAGTTCGACCAGATTCTCTATCTCATCTGATCCACCCAAACAACGAGGAATAATATGGTGTATTTCCTTATATTCAGATTCAATCTTTCTTTCTTTGCCTCTAGTAATCAGAGTATCGTAAATGTTCTTGTAATTCATAGTAAAATGCTATAGTAGTTGGGGAGGTGAGATGCCCGCGAACTACACTATTATTTATCACAGTGCTATACAAATACTTCAATATGGTGGGGGAATTCCACCCCCTCTCAATGTGCAGGCTTGCTTACAGACGGTTATGTATTCCCGTTCTTCCCAACACCGCGATCTTTGAGTAAGACCATGTCTTAATGGTCGCAAGAGACACAGTGAGCAATCCCAACTTCTCATAGCCAATCAGCCACTTAGGTTAAACCCCGCGCCACTTACATGCTACCATATTTCAACACTCTACCCAACCTAGCCCGGGATGCTGTTTGTACATTAGAGGAGTGCTGAAATATGGCGCTGTATTTTTGCCCAAGGAGATTGACCTATTGTTCTTCTCTTCACACTGCGACAGCTTTGAACTGAGAGATCGCAGTAACTTGGAATACAGCATAACTTGGCGTACATGGAGATCATTTCAATCGTCTTTCGCTCTCGCAAGAGTACCCTCAATCTTCGGGCTCATGTACATAAACTAGTTGACAGTATATGGATTCTTTCCTGTCAGTCACGGAATTACTTCGAATAACCACGAGCATACTTCTCCGTAAAAGGGAGGTGCAACGTATCCGTGTCTTAAAACTTGATGAAGCATTCTGGATTCGAACCAGAAGAGCGATACTCAGACCCTGCTAGCGGGTCATATGAGTGCTAGCACGCCGATACTATCTCACGCGATGCTTCAATAACTTGGTGGGTCCTGATGGTAACGCTCCACGAGGCAACTTCCTTACAAAACAATGCCAACGGATTTACAGTCCGCCGTAAGGGGCAGAACCCAAATTCTTGCCGGTTACGCTTTCCGGCGCTGCTTGTAGTCTCCACAAATCAGGAGTAGTACACAGTCGTAAATACAAATTCTTGCCTGTAGTTCAACATGAAGGACTTTACATGCCTACACCCACGTATTACGTTCCGACCGGGTTAGCCGTTGCAGACATCCTTCTGCACTAGGTACCATATTTCAACACACTACAGCTCATCTGAGGATTTCGACGTCCCCACAGGGTCCAGCACCACCTGGATGGTTCCTGCCTCTTGCGATAGCACTTGTGTAGATCCTTCCAACCACTGTCTACAAGCCCTTGGGTAGGCTAATGCGCTGAAATATGGTACTCCCGAACGGTTTCGATCCGTCTTTTCCGCCTTGAAAGGGCAGCGTCCTAGCCAGTAGACGACGGGAGCAAATACTCTATGCTAATTGTATAAAGAACTCGCTGATTTCTCAGCATGTTGACAGTATATCAGGACTCTGATTTATTGTCAAACTGTTTTTGTTTTGGTGCCCGGAGCCGGGGTCGAACCGGCACGCCGTTAAGCGAGGGATTTTAAGTCCCTTGTGTCTACCTATTTCACCATCCGGGCAATATTTGGTGCCCCCACCTGGACTCGAACCAGGAACCTAACGATTATGAGTCGTTTGCACTAACCAATTGTGCTATAGGGGCACGATCTAACTTACTATATTTCAACACACTATAGCTTCCTCTTGAGGCTCACTGGCCGTCTGACGCAGTGCTGGGCCTTGTACCCAGAAAATGTGCTGAAATATAGTATCACGCTACGTCAACGACTCTGAAAATCAGAATCTCAGTTGGCGTGATACAAAAACTCTATGCTAATTTTTAAAGATCGTCGCTGATTTCTCAGCGTTGAAGACAGTATATCAGAGTTCTGATTTATTGTCAAGAAACTGCCAGGTAGCTTAATGTGTGATTTCCACTACCCTGTTACTCTGTATCAGTCTAGGCAGTGTTCAAGGACTTTTGTCTCATGTCTTACCTAGCATCAACCTACGTCACACTGTTTTCGACAGTTTGATAACTATAACAGAACCCTGATTTATCGTCAATTGCTATGCTCTGTAGGCTGACGCTTCATAAACTCTAGGGGGATTCGAACCCACCGTAACCCGCTCAAGGAGCAGGTATCCTATCCGCTAGATGATAGAGACTCCGATTTAGCACCGCGGCAACGGGGGTTCATCGGGTGAAGTAACAGACCTTCTGACGATTGCCGCCATCAGCCTACAGAACACAACAACTTGTTAAAGAACTTCAGTGATTTCTCACTGTTAAAGACAGTATATCAAACTTCTGATTTACTGTCAACTCCATTTTTCTCAATGATTAGATCGAAATGCACTCGCATCTGCTTTTTGAGCCGCGTGTTCTCCACCCTTGATTCCTAGACTAGTACTAGGGGTGTGTGCCCATTTACACTAGCACTTCGATCTAATCACTGATTGTTAAAGAACTACGCTGATTTCTCAACGTTAGAGACAGTATATCAAACTTCTGATTTACTGTCAAGTTTCTATAGTGCGTTTATCAGCCCGCCCTGTTAGTTCAAGCTACGCACCCTTGCCGGATGCTCACACCGTTACGTGTGGAGGTTGATTCCTCTGTTGTAAGCCCCCGTAACGAGAGGCTTGCGGGCTGATAAACACACTACAGATTGTTAAAGAGCGACAGTTTACGCTACTGTCAAACGAAGGCCTGTGGGTTCTCAGGCTACCTCACACTAGACGTTATACTGACAACTGGGATTGTGCTTCCCGAAACAACCTGTAGCGGCTGTGGGAGTTTGTTGTCCCGCTTTTGTGCCTGCTACACTGTGACCCTGTTTGTTGTCAGTTCTCTAGCGTATGAATACATTATAGTTGAGACTTGATTTATTGTCAAGCATTAAGTTGTTAAGTTGTTTGGCGCGACTGGAGGGATTCGAATCTCTATACGCGATTTGATTTTCGTTTAAAACAATTATTTGTGTAGAATTCCAGAGCGTATCGTTTCATATAGTGATTTACTTTTTGCTGAGGCACTTCTAAAATTAGAGAGGCTTTTTTAACCCACCCAAACACGGAGAAGTTTATGTCAGACTCAAGTAATTTTTTAATTTTTGATAAAAACTTTTCATCGGTTTTTCTTTTTGTTTTTGTTCCCCTTGCCTCTGAGTTATTCATCAACTTATGCTGATCACGCAACATCTTTACATTGAAATACTCAGTATAGTCTGGCTGTTCCCAACGAGTAATCAATTTTTTTAGGATTTCTTCATTGAAGCAACTAGAATAGTGCAATTCAATTAGTTTCCAGCCTGCATCAACAATTTCGTTGTGTCTATTTTGATAATACTCTTTAAGAGTGCCGTCTCTATTGTAATGCTGATTGCCGTTTATTTCAATTCCAAGTTTAATATCAGGAAAAGCAATATCTATAGAGTAGTGGCGCGACTCTAACGGACTCCATTCTTCAACGAAGAGAATTTGCTGTTCAATTAAAAATTTCTTTACTCGTTCGCACGGCTCAGATTTGAATTTAGTGCTTCTCTTCCATACATGTTTGTCTGAGTTTTGCAGAAGATAGTTTATTCTACTTTTTGAAATTTTTTCTATAGTCTCAGATGTCACTATCTTCGCACAATTTACTGAGCAATACTTACTCCTTCTTCTGTCGTGAACTACTCCACAGCGTTCACAGTTTTTTTGTTTTCTAGGTCTAGACATAATTCGAACTTTCATCAACAGTAGTATTAATAAAAGTTCAAAAATGGAGCCCCGGAGAGGATTCGAACCTCCATTGACTCCATTACACTGCTACGCTTTAGAAGAGCGTTGTGGTACCGGGGCATTGTTCGAATTTCATAATTAAGTTATTATATTGCTTTTTGATTTATTTGTCAACAGAAATGTTGATTCAGTCACTACTGTTTTGATTAAGTTGCTTTAGCAACTTTCGTTTTCTTTTAGATATAGCTTTGTCAGATATGTTTAACATCTAACACTCATACATGAAATTGTAAATTGGCTCCCTGTCGTGGGATCGAACCACGGACCAACAGATTCTGGTTTGTGTGACTTTCGCCACTCCCTGGACTTTATCTTGACCATAGCATTTCTGCCTTAGGCCCCTGCCGTCAAGTCTCTACACGTTCCCATTTCTGGGCTTCGCTCGGTATTGCCATATGCTTTCGCACTTAGATTTCACCGAATTTGACAGGATTTTCAACTACTGTTTCCAGTAGAAGTGTCAATTTCTAACAGTCTGCTGCTCTACCGCTGAGCTAACAGGGAATTGTTTGATTGGTGCCGGATGTCGGGTTCGAACTGACGACCTACCGCTTACAAGGCGGTTGCTCTACCACTGAGCTAATCCGGCAAAATCTTTGAAAGAACTAATTTATTTAGACGTAGTATATCATCATCGGTATTTTTGTCAAACTGTTTGTTGTCCAAAATTTGTTGATGATTGCTAACGTCAGTAAAGATAACTCCTGTAGTGAAGGCACAATTCGTTCCAAGCGTTTATTGCATCGTCGTGTTGTCGTTGTATTTCGTTCCACTCATTCATAGTTATCTCCTTATTTGGTGCCCTAACTCGGACTCGAACCGAGAAGCCGAAGCAGTAGATTTTGAGTCTACCGTGTTTACCAATTTCACCATCAGGGCAATATTTTGGTGCTGCCTCGTGGGATCGAACCACGTTCCAAGGCTCTTCAGGCCTCCGCTATGACCACATCAGCTAAAGCAGCATTATTTCATTATTTGGTGCACAAGAGAGGAATCGAACCTCCACGCCTTTCGGCACTACCACCTCAAAGTAGCGTGTCTACCAATTCCACCACATGTGCAGCGTGTATTCAAAGAACTTAGGGGTGACCGATGGGGCGAAGTCGGGAATCTAACCCTGGCTAACTATTTCACAGATAGTTGTGCTAACACTACACTAACTTCGCCATCTGAAATATTTGGTCTGGGTGGCAGGCTCCGCCCCTGCGGCCTCCGGCTTCCAAAACCGGCCGTCTACTAGACTGACAATACACCCAGAATGTTCTTTGGACCGACGGGTGGGATTCGAACCCACATCAGTATACAGTGATACCACTCCAAGTTACCTTTGTCCGCGTTCGTAGCGCGGGGGGATACCGTCGGATTGTTTGTTTGAATTTGTTGGTAGGTCTTGCTGGAATCGAACCAGCGGTCTTCACGATGTCAACGTGACGATTTAGCCGCTAATCTAAAGACCTGATGCTGTTGACGATTTGTCACATTGTCGCCGTCAACAAGGGCGAGAAATAACTTCAGTGTTCAAAAATTTGTTGGTGCTCCAGACAAGAATCGGACTTGTGATACATCCTTACCAAGGATGCGTTATACCATTTAACTACAGGAGCAATATAACAGAATGCTTTTTTACGAGTCAAATTAGTAGTTTGATGTATAAGTTTGCTGTAAGCATTCTAAAACTTTGGCGGAAGAGGGCGGAGTTGAACCCCCAAGGGCTTTCTAGGCCTCGACGCATTTCAAGTGCGCTACCGTCGCCAGTCGGTTTGCTCTTCCTTTGATCTATTTACACTAAATACTACGAGGAGAAATAAAAATGCTTGAAACACTATTCTATCTTGCAGTAGGCGCATTCATTGGATGGAACTTTCCACAGCCAGAATTCGCCAAAACTCTACAATCTAAGATTGTAGCACTATTCAAAAAGTAACACACTCAAATTACACATTTGAATGCGTATAGTAAAGAGCACCACTATGCTCTTTACTATCATTGAGACACCACTCAAAGGTGTGCTATCTCGTAATAGATTTCCCTTTATCGCACTCAGTCAGCCTAAAGAGTACTCGGCTGCTTCTTAGCGGTCCGGCGCTATTTCTATACCGCGAATTCCTGACGCGGTTTACACTGTAACAAAAACAAAACCCTAAGATTTTCGGTCTTAGGGTTCACAGTTTTGTAGATACTTTTATGTAGTTACACTACCGTGAACCCTCCAACCCATCATTATAACCACGAATAAATGCGGGCATGACGGACCAGAGTCTTGTCTGCTCACATTTTGAGGCGGTTAGTAATGTATGCTTAGTGTTCATGATAGATGCTACTATATTCTATTTATCAATTTCTGTCAAACATATTGGATAATCGTGTTTTTTTGTGTTTCCAATTTTCCAACATTGTTATTAACAATGCTTTCAATATTTATTTATTGATTGTTTCAATTTATCGCTGCTTATCGCTGTTTTTTGCATAAAAAGTGTGATTTCCAATAGTAGCCACTTTTTGATATGGCCATCTTGGATTTACTGAACTATTATGAAAGAACAACACATTAGATGGAACTATATCACTCCAAGCATTTTCTGTCAACACTCTTTTTGCAATTTCTTCCGCCTGCTTGTATTGAGCGTTTCTTGTCGGCGTTTGCTTGTCTTCACATACCCAACTGAATTGACAAACCGTGGTGTCATCTCCATTTTCTCGTTTAATCTCGTGTTTTGCGTAAATCACCGCACAAGGGTTCTGTGCAAAACCGTGTTTGATACGATTCATAACAACACGAGCAACCATTACTTGTCCCATGAATGGTTCACTTGCTGCTTCGTGATATATGTTTGTTGCCATGCATCTTAAATACTCTGCGTTCACGGCAATTTTGGTTGCGGTTTTGTTTTGTAGTTCTACATATACAATATCTTGTGTTTTTTGCTTAGCACCGACATTATAAAACATCACTGATGTAAAAACAAGTATTGATAAAAATAAAAAATAAAACAGTATTCTGCTTGTTGTAAGCATATCAGTCTCCTTTTGATTTTAATTATTTCCAGCAATCGCAATTACAAGTTGTAACCATTCCGATTGCTTCGTTCACCGTATAACTGGCAGTGTTGCTTGATACTAAGTTGTCAGATACTGGGAAGTCTCCAGTATATATTGATCCAGCAAAACTTCCAGGAACATTGGTGGTCCCAAGTCTGGGATTTCTTGGTGGTGGGTCTATATTGACTGGAATGCATCCATTTTCAATAGAGTAATTACTACCACTCGAAATAATATTTATCTTTGTGACCGATCCATTTTCTACAATTGCCGCTGCTGTTGCTCCAGAACCACTTCCTCCGAATACTCCCCCGAATGGTCCTATTTTTACTTTTGGCGGAGTAGTGTTGTTATATCCACGACCTCCAGATATAACAGTAATACTGGATATTCCTCCCGATTGATTGACTTCACATGCCTCTGCCGCTGCTTGATTCAGATGCAGTTCTGTCGGGACGCTATTATCCAATTCTCCGCCTATGTTCATAAGTCTGATGGCATTTCTTGATTCTCTCATTAGTGCTATCAGTGATTGTCCTCCAACGCTGTTTGCGTTTGATATTTGCTCTAATATGCTTGCTATGTCTCCATACTGAGTCTTTTGTGCCCAATTTTCTATGTTTTTTACAAAGATTTCAAAATCAGTTAAACTGGTTTCTGCATATAGTTCTTGATTGCTCTTTATGGCAAAGGGTATGGCAAGTTGCTCGGTATATAATTGTTTTCCTATTTTGTCCCAATAAAAATTGATTTTATTGTATAAATCATTATTGTTCGCGAATAGTCTGTGTATTTCCAAGTTTGCAGCATCTATTAGATTCTGAATACTATTTTCGTATTCTGTTTCCTCGACATATACTATCGTGTTTGCTGATATGTCATTTTGCAACGATTCATTTAAAGTTATAGTGGTGTTGACTCCATCAAACGCTATTTGCTTTACAGTGTAGTATGTTGATCCGGTATTTACAAAACTTATTTTTGTATTGGCCGTAAGAATCTGCGTAAGATTTAGATTGATTTTTATAGTGTCAGTCTGTGCCGAAGCGACATCAACGGTTTTAAATACGGTGTATGCATATTCGCTGCTCCAAGAAGGAGTTTGATTTATTACAGAATCTTGATGACCTTTGCCTCTGGAAATAAGTGCCCATCCGTTATTCAATGACTTCTGATACAACTTCGTGTAGACATTTTCTAACTTTTCTGCGTCTACTAATTTGAATAGATTCTGTATTTGATTGTAATAATCAGCGTATGGGATAGAACTTACTGCTCCAAAAAAATCACACTGTCTGAATATTCCACGATTGCCGCTTCCAAACGCGATGTTTTTCAAGAAAGCGTCAACAGAATCAGTGTTCACTGGACTTGCATTTGGATTGTTTATCAAATCAAGATTTTTATCAAGAACTTCTAAATTCGCCACCACTTGAGCAAATTGCTCAAGATTCATTTTTTTGATGTTCTTTATCTGACACATAGACATCATAAATGCACCGCAAGCACTTGCCAACTCTTCGGGCAGTATATTACTTAGATAATCTCCCCAGTTTTCTATTCTGGGATTTATGCCTTCGCCAATGTAAATAAAATCGTAAATCTTACTGACTGGATTACTGATGTCATAGTGAGGGACCGTAAGAGATGGATAACTATTAGGAAACATCTTTATTGGATTCATAAGATCAGACAAAGAATCCAAGTTTTCAGTAGTGCAGTTTAGAATTATTTTTATGCTCTCTAAGTCCTGACCAGTTATGTATTCCATACATTCGTATATCTTTTTTTCCTGATCAATGGTTGGAACATACTTAGCAGATAAAATGTTGTCCAACTCCGAGGTAGACAAGTCATTGTAAAGCAATACAAACTTTAATGCGTCTGTAAGAGCACCAACAGATTGAAGATTCAACAGAAATGTGCTTGGAGTTCCAAATTTATCTATACCAGACAAATTCAGTGATTTGCCCAATCTAATTAGATCGTTCCCGAATTCTTTAAACGCCAAGTTTATGCCTGCTATATCGGCCGAGGCCAAATCATTTAGATTGCTGAAATTACCTTTCAAAAAGGTTTTGCTATTTACGAATGATCCGATATTTTGATTAGTAGTATCTTTCCAGGAACTACACTGAACAAAACTTTTTATCAACTCTTTGTATTGATTTGGTCTTCTGGTCTGATGATCAGACCAGAGTTCATAATACGCTTGTCTTGCTACCGTTGATAAAAACCCGTTCTTGAAATACTCATCATATTCAATGAGATTTTGATCGCGACTTCTTATGTCAGGACGAGGGAAATATGCTGCACTATAATCGTCAGTTTCTTTTTGAAAGGCACTTCTTGCTGGCCATCCTGTTACCCAAGCATATTCATGACGCCATTGATAATCGTACTGATAGTCTTGTTTACTTGTTGATCCAAATAGTTTATAGATATAACTACCAGTTTGCTCAGACCCATAATTTGATGGTGGATAAACTTCACCAACCAACTTTAACTCTGTTCCTGTGTTTATGACATTTCCAAAAGAATCGATTACATTCATGCTCCAGTCGCCGTATCCAGCATAACTGGTCTTGAATGTGTCCGGTCTACTATTACCAAGTGCTGGACAATTTATTCTGTTGTCTGTCTTTATGTTTGTTGGTCTTCCAATCGACAAAAGATTTCTGTATAGCGACACACTGATAGAATCAGATTGCGCCATGTTGTAAAAATTAGGAAGTGAGTCGGTAAGTTTCTTTAAAAAAGAATCTGCAACTATTGAACCTTGAGAACATGCACTTGGCGTCCAATTTCCCTGATAATTTATCGCTATCGGAGAAATAGAGAATACATTGTTCTTTATTAGTTCTCCATATAGATTTAAACCCAATGGAGTATATTGACCGTTCAAACTCATGATACTATTACATCATCGCTGCCCTGAACTATCGAGTGTCCACAACTATTACCACTGGTTACTCTCAAAACTGGACTTCCATTGCAGATTACGTCAGGACTCGCAGAAGTGGTGACTGCATTTTGATGCGGTTTTTTCTTTGGGTGAGGTGATATAGAACTGGTGTGAAGTCCAACGGGAATTCCATTGCATATCACATCGTCTGAACCCCTCATTATTTTCCCACCAACTTGATTGGTGTCACCCTTTCTGCTTAGTTTGAACATTTTTATCCCAGTATAAGTTTTTTACTTGGCACTGCTATTCCCGTTGTTGCCTCAATGTATTTATTCTTAACATTTTCTTCAGTTAAACCGTAAAGCACTATGCTATTAGTGTTTAATCTAATATCGGACTTGGAATCCACGGTAAACAAACTTGGGACTAATCCCATACCTTGTGGGCCTGGAGCCACACTTACTGGGTCAACGATTATTAGTTCCGTCTCTAATAGGCCAATTATCTTGGCAATTAGTTCTTCTCCACTGACGAGTTTTAGTGTATATACTTCGTTATTTTTGATATTCATTTTATTGTTCCAATATAGATTTTAATTCTTGATACCCACCAACATGTTCATCATCTACGAATATTTGAGGGACGCTACGAGCGGCAGGAACTGCTGTCAGTAAGTCCTCTTTTGTCCACTTGTCTCCAGAGATGTTTCTCTCTTCGTATTCAAAGCCCTTTAACTTCAACAAGTTTTTTGCTGATTCACAATTAGGGCAATTGTCTTTACTCCATACTATTACATGCATATAAATCTCCTTGACATATTATAACTGTGGCAATTCGTGTTTGTCAACAGAATCTGACATTACCCCGATAATATAATTCGTAGATTCTGTCTCTTGCAGTGCAGATTGTTTTTTGTGAATGTTTAAGTGTTTGTTAAACCATGGTATAGGAGTAGTTTTTGGATGAGTTCCCTGATACTTGATTCCAATATCTTTAAGACGATTGTAAGCAGTCCAATCTACAAAGTCTTTTAGAATCTCAGCATTAAGACCGATTACTGGTCCTTTAATAAACAAGTAATCAGCCCACGCTTTTTCTTCAGCGATTACCTCTTCGTATAGTTTATATACTTCTTGCTCACAAACTAACGCAACTCTTGCAAATCGTTGATCCTCTTTTACCACTTGATTGATAATCCAAGCAGTCCATTCTGTGTGTAGCAATTCATCTTGTAGAATAAGACTAATGATATTACCATTGCCAATGTAAATCTTGTTTTCTACCATAGCAAGTGAAGTTGCAAAAGATACCATAAATCTAAATGCTTCTAATGCATAACTGGCGTGTAGTGCCATCCAAATTGCTTGAATATGAGCGTCTTCGTTTACTTTGTATCCCAATTCTTTGTTGCAATTAAATTGATGCAGTTGTTCGTAATATCGTCCAACACTGGCTGCCATATCAATAATTTCTTTGATGTCATGAATTTTATTGAATTCTTCTTTGGGAACACCATAGATATTACGAATAATGTGACTGTAACTCTTGCTGTGAATGTTAGTCTCAAAAAATGACCAGTTATTTACCAGTGCTTCCATTTCTGGGATGCTTATGACTGGGTTAAATACCTGTGCTGGAGCACGACCTTGAATGCTATCAAGTGCTGTTTGTCGCAGTAAATTACTGGTAAAAATATGCTTTATTGCTTCACTGGAATCTTTGTGATCCATTTTGTCTTTTGTTAGCGAGATTTCTTCTGGAACCCAAAAGAAACCACGAGCCAATTGTTCGTAATTAGATAATTTTGGATACTTAACCTCTTCAAACCTCTGAATAACAACAGGGCCAGCAGAATCAAGAAACATTGTTCTATTAAGATAGTTTGTTTTTGTTGATAAGTTATATTGTTCTTTAGACATTTATTTTCTTCCTGCCATAACGATACGACATATGTGTTCGGTTCTCTCAACGTGCTCGAATGCGCGCCATGGACTGGTATCTATCGAAACAACTCCATGTCTATCGATTCCTACAATGTGATTGTAAACACCACCGTCTTCACGCAGATCAAGTGCTGATATAGATTCATCGGCAAGAATTTGACTAATAGGAGGAACATTAGGAACATTTCGCCCGACACGAGTATATCTACCAAGTTCCGGAAACTCTTTGACTAAATCAGAAAGTTCTATTCCAGCATACATAGCAGCAATCGTGTGAGTCGGATGCAAATGTAATACCACTCTCACATCAGTATCAATTTTTCGTTGCAATCCCCAATGCAGTGGTAATTCTCCACTGGGTTTCAGAGCGCCACTTAGATCGGTGTATGGCAAAGCACGATGTTCATTGATGTCCCACTTGATAAACATTTCTGGTTGTAATGTTTGTTTTCGTATACCACTTGGAGTGATATACATATGGTCGCGATCACGCCAACGAACACTTGCGTTTCCATCACGAGCGGTGATCCAATTACGCTTATACGCTTCTACAAATATTTCACTAATAGTTTCTAACATATTCTTTCTTTATTAAGTTATTAAAGTTTGCAACTTTCGCAAGAACTATCGTCTTCGTCAGACTCGACTACTGGATTGAACTGAATTATTTTTTCATCCTCTTCTTTTAATGCCGCCTTTGCACCCATTTTATTGATGAGACTGTAATAGTATGTCTTGAGTCCCCAGTGAATTCCAAGCATTAGATTTTTAGTTATCAGTGTTGCTGGTATTTTCCCTTTGCTGTAATTTGCTGGGTTATAGAAAGTGTTTGTGCTGATACTTTGATCTACATATGCTGCCAAAACAGCAGCAGTTTTCAAATAATCAACACAATCAGTTTGATTCCACATCAATTGATAGCGATTCTTGAGACGCTTGTATTCTGGAACAACTTGAACAAAACTTCCAGCCTTGCTTTCTTTCACACTTATCAATTCCATTGGCATTTCTATGCCATTAGTGCTGTTCAATACCACCGAAGAATTGTGCGACACACAACCGTTAGGCAATGCATACGCTCCGCTTTTTGTAGTTATATCATAAGTTGGCACTGTTTCAATATTTCTATTAATTTTTTTGATTTTCATTTATTTTCTCCAATAGTTCTTCCAATGTAATTGAGCATGTCATTCTTTTGCTACAGTTTTGCTCTGTTAATATCCATTCTAAATTTGCTGCATTACCAATTATTTCTGGACTTACGCAATTAATGAATCCTTGCATTTTTGAATACATATGATCCAGTTGATATTGTCCTTTGTGGCGTCCTCTTTTACCAGGACACATTGGTAATTTAATTAATGATTGCTTGGTAAATCTGTCAACTGCTGCGGAATATCCTTTAAATCCTTCATGTAATTCTTCTGCCAACTTACCGTGCTCACGAAAGCATGATGATCTTGATTTACTGCGTAATTCATAAATTTTTTCACCATCTTCACCGTACTTTTCTTTACAGAATTTAAGACTCGACCCATCTTTCTTTGAATTAATATCTTGAAGAATAGATTCGATCTTTTCCTTAGACAGTCCTTTAGATTCCCAATATTGCTTGTGTAAGCCAGAATACATCTTTTGGGTAACTGATACCATTTTAACAGACTCCTCGTGCGAATATCCGCGTTTGATCCAGAAATCCACGGTACATCTATTAGTTTCCCTTTTGTATGCAGTGAACCCATCTGTGTTATCACCCCAATAATCAATGTAGTTTTTATGAAAACGATGAATAAATTTATGTTTCTCTCGTCCTTGAGTTTCTCCATACAAGTCAATACATCTTTTTAGTGAAAGAGAAGTCTCATATTTTAGATTTTTGACTTTATCTCTAGATTGTTCCTCTGACATTCCTTTTGACATCCAATGTGAAATATCATATACATTTGGTCTGCATGCGCGATACTCTTCTCTACGTCTTGCCCAACTATTTCCATATTTCACACGAAAATATTCTTCACTGTTACACGCTGACTTATTTTCTTTTCTAAATTTTAGCCATAAAATGTATCTTTCAATGCAGTACTCATCATCTGTTAGTCCGCGCACATAGTTCAAAAACAAAGGGTCATGCGTAAATCGAAATACCGCATCGATGACATTTTCTCTCTTTTCTAGCGAGAGGTTGTAAAATTCTGCAATGTCTGAGGTATTTACACCAGACATTAATTCAGCCATTTCAGTCAGGGTTTTTGCTCTCTGTAATATTTTCTTAGGCTGGGATCTCAGTTTCCCCAAAATCATTAACTTCAACAACATCATCTCCTTCACTTAATTCTCGAACGTGTATCCATTTTTTCTCATTATCGCGATTAACCAACAATCTATGATTATCGGTGAGTTTAACTATTGAGCCATCTTCAAATATAATCTCATTAACAGAAGCCATCCCGTTATAATATATACTGGTTATAGAATCTGCATTTCCGTCCGGGCCGACAACAGAAATCTCATCTATTTCGTGATGTCCAATTAAATTAGTGGACTCTATCAATTCCCAATTCAATCCAGCTTTTTCACATAATTCGTGAAAATTTGGCAACGTTCCGTCTAAAGTATTTATCTTATCTTCCCAAGAATGACAACTTTCTACTGGTGCAATAGCCATCAGTGTAGCATTTCTAATGCCAGATTTCAACATTCTTAAGCGAAGAGATTCCCAATCCAACGAAGGAGTAAAGTCAGTTAGATCGTTTACTCCTTCTGCTCTACGCTCCCAAGGGAATACTCCGCGACCATACCAAGTATGTTCGCTACGCTTGCAACTGCCGCGCTCTTCGGCCAATTCAATACTGGCTTCTGTTAGATAATAAGCCTGATGTTCCATCCAACGTTTTACTTCTGCAAGAGCTTCGGGTGTTCCGTATTTTAGTCCACGCTTGGCATGCCAGTAAGCCAAATTAGTGATACCAATTCCCAGAGGTTCAAATTCTTGGTTTGCCAATTTACTTTGAACTGACAGAAAATCTTGATATCCCAATAAATTACTAAGACTTCTGACTAAGATTCTACAACTCTTACGCATATCTTGAGGGTTACGGAAACTTCCCCAATTTTGACTTCCTAAAGTGCATAACGCGATTCTTCCGTTTTCATCCTCTAAACGTTGAAATGGACGAGTAGGTAGTAGAATTTCTGCACATAAATTGGACATGTATACTGTATCAACTTCAGTATTAAATGGTCCTTGATTTATAACATTGTCGATATTTACAAAATAAATTCTGCCAGTGTCAGTGCGTTCTTTTATGACTGCATTCTTGAATATTTCGTCTGCTGCAATTACTCGCTTTTTCTTTGTTTTGTCTGACTCATACTTTAAGTATAGTTCTTCAAAGCGACTTACATTTTTATAGTATGCTTCGTATAAATCTGGAACTTCATGCGGATCAAATAGCGTAATGTTTTCTCCATTCTTGTATCTTCTCCAGAACATCTTACTTATTACTACACCATAATCCAATTGTCTTACGCGAGTTTCTTCTGTTCCCTGATTATTCTTCAATCGAATGAAGTCTTCAAACTGATAATGCCAAATAGGAAGATAAACGGTACAACTTGCATTTCGGATTCCACCCTGACTGCAACTACGCAAATCTCCATACCACTTCTTCAAGAAAGGAATTAGTCCAGTGTGTTTGATTTCGCCGTTTCTAATTGGTGAACCCACTGGTCTGATTCTTCCAATTTCTAATCCTATGCCGGCGCGCTTGGACGCATACTTGGCCATCATTTCGCCGGCGGCAAATATGCTATCAAGCGTGTCATCACTACTGATAAGAACACAACTACTAAATTGTTTGGTGTTAGTTCCAAGACCAGCAAGAACAGGAGTAGCAAGTGTAAATTGACCTTCACTGGCACACTCATAGTATTCTTTTACATACTTTAATCTTTTTTCTTTTGATTCTGCGTGGAATGCAGTTGCCGCAGCGATAGCATACCGTATCTGTGGAGTTTCGTATATCTTACCCGTGCTACGATTTTGCACAAGATATTTTTCGCATAACTGAGCAATCGCGGCATATGTATATCCCTCGTCCTTACTGTGATCTATAAACAGATCAATAATATCCCACTCTTCGTGTGTATACCACTCAAGTAAATCCGCAGTATACACCCCGAGTTCTACATTTCGTTTTACGATATCGTATAACTTCGGAGGATCATAGTCATTGTAAACTTCTTTTCTAAGCATGCTGACTCTCTGTCTTCCGGCAACATACTGATAATTTACATTATTGATTTCTTGATTTTCTGATTCGTCAATCAAATCAACCATTGCTTTTAACAACAATTCATCAATAGTTGAAGTTTTGATTCCATCGTGAAATTGAATTTGTGCTCTGATTTCTATCATGCTGGCACTTACTCCATCTATTCCTCGGCATGCATGTGCTACTTGCCGCTGAATTTTGGAAATATCTAATTCTACCCTTGCGCCATCGCGCTTGATAACATGTATTGTCATAATTAGTCTTGATTACAAATTAGTAATATTGAATTTTAACTCGAATGTGTATGGTCGTTGAATGGAATTCACATTTTCACCATTTCGTGTGCTGTGAACTCCGATATAATAACTATATGTTTTACTTTCGAAATTCACGTTTGTAAAATCTTTCGAATTAGTCGGTCTTTGTGGAGTTCCAGAGATGAAGTATTTGAAAAGATCGAGACCGCCGGCGCGCTGCTGAACCGTGCTCGATATTTTTAATCCAGGAAACAGTGAACTTCTCCACGCATTTTGCTCGCGCCACCCGCCTGAATTAACGAACGTCAGTTCGAAAGTACGTGAGCCTACGGGATTTGAAAAGTTACCATAATTGGTGTTTCTTTGTATCTTGGGAAGACGAATCCATTGATTATCATCCATTCCATTATACATATCAGCGTTTCTAATCCAAAATATCGCACTAAATGGTTGTCCTATAGTCATGCTGGTAGAGAAACTATTTACTGGGTCCCCAGAATCAGGATACAAAAGAATGCTCGGAGGAACTACTGGCTCTAATTGATTCGGGCGCATTACGCGAGTCATTATTCGCCCAGTGTTGGCAAACCCACCAACTATATTTACATTTTCACGGTATGCACCTTTGATTCTACTACCGCCCAGCGAGGAAGCATTTCCCGTTGTTGCTGCGGCTGGGTAACAGTCATTGACTGGCTTACATAATTGCGCATCCCAAGTAAGTTTACCTAAATAATCCCAGTTTGTGTCAATCAATCTGCCATTGACAGGTGGCAAAGTAGGCTCAACCGCTTGTGGCGTTCCACTCAATCTATAAGACATTTTGTTATTTGAAATATCTTCTATAGTTAGTTTTAATCCGGGATGTAGAACGAATCCCACGGCGCCGGTGCGATTCCACTGGAGATCAGGAAGTTGTGAGTTATATGGGCCTAGACCAGGAATATTATTCCAGAATTCGGCGCCCGCGGGATATCCTTCAAATTGTTTGAATCTATTGATCCGTGTATCTTCAGTTGTCGGAGACATAGCCGTAACATTATCGATTTCAATTACATCATCAAACGGCTGATTAAAAATCAAATCGTTATCAAAATAACGATCATAATTAACGGTTATCGTTCTCTCAGTTATTTGAGGATAATTCGTAATTCTCGATGATTTAGTGATAGGATTATTAGTCACAGTGTCACTTATTGTATAGAGTCTGTCTTCCTTTAGCAATATTTTTGGGTATGAACACTTCTCTTTTACCGATACTTCATCCGTGACAAATTGTTTTTTTATTGATGAACCTTTTTCCGTGTATTCTATTTTTATGTTGGCCTTTTGATATGGAACATTCGGATATCCCCATAGCGTCAAAATGGTATTGTTTGCGGTGGATATTGGGGCTGGTGTAACACCAAACGGGAGTGCACCGGGTCGTAAAAAATTATCGGAGGATTCTCTTGCATTCACTGTATATTTTATTCCCGCGGGCAATCCAGTAACATCAACTATATTGATTCCAGAAAAAACAAGATGCTGAAGATGTGGCATGTCCACATAAAAATTGCCATCTATTGAAGTTGGAAGAACTGGGGCCGGCAAATTAAATGTTAGTGTGTTTATACTTTGTTTTTCAAGAATAACTTTGTTACACGCGGTTGGCCCGCTAATAATTTCATTGAAAACATTAGCAACAACATTGTATGTTGATGAAACTCCCGTCGCGAATGCAACCATTCCATCGATGGTAACTTCAATGTTTGTTCCAACTTTAAGAACATTAAATCTTAAACCCGGAGGCAATCCAGACATTGAAAGTCCTGTTGCATTTGCAAACACTATCTTATCTGAAATATTAGTGTCAAAATTCAAATTAGTTACTGACATTCCACTTACTAAACTTGGAATCGGACATGCGCCTAATTCTATTCTTCCCGAGCCGGCGCGAAGTCCCTTTGCGATTGAAGTCTGACAAATGTTTGATGCGTTCTCTGCATCAATGTATAAAGAAAAACTTTGCCCAGCAACATTGTTTGCAATAGTTCCACTGACAGTTATAGTATAGATGTCTTTATCTAAAGATCCAGCATAGGTTAAACCACTTGGTAATCCAGTAAGAGTAGCACTGGTGGTATTTCTCAACTGAATAGTTCCGCTATATGGCTGACCGGCTCTCGTAGCGTATATTCTTCTTGATGGGTCTACACCAGGCATCAAATTTTCTATGACGACAGGAGTTGGGCAAATTGGCCGCTCTGCCTTGCCAGACCCAACATCGACATTGTTTGCAAATGACGCGATGCAACGACCATTGCCTGTATTTGCCGCAGATACTGTAATTGTATAATCTGCATTTTGAGTGAGAGTCCCTGTTATTACATATTGAAACCCACCTGTTATATTTCTTCTCGTCCATCTCAGCCCAGTTGGTAGAGCCCCGAGAGTAGAAGAGGTTGCATTGTTTATAGTAATTGTTCCGTTAAACGGAGTTCCTCTTTTTATAATATTTGGTGTAAGTGGCTCTACTGTAGGAGTCGTGCAGTTACCCGGAGGTGGGGCCGCAGTCACTGATAAAGTAGAAATAGCAGTAGATGATGATTCTCCGCATTGAATTCCAGACGGTTTATTTTTAGCGATTATCTGAAGATTAAAAGTTTGCCCAGCGGAGGTTGGTGTGCCACTTAGTGTGACAGTTGTTCTAAATTCATTTGTTCCAGATATTGGTCTAGTAGTAGTGCTGGAAACAGTTAGCCAAGTTGGTCGTCCCGACACTGACACCGAAGTAGAATTATCGATTACGATTGTTCCCGAATATCGTATACCAGCCTCAAAAACCGTGCTACTTATTGGCTGAATGTCAGGTAATGTGCATTGAGTGGTCGCCGTTCCAGGCAATACATTGTATGTATTACTAATATTTACTAATGTTTGATCACAGACTTGCGCCAATGGTTTATTTATTGCGGTAAAGCTTAATGTAAATTCACCAGAAGTAGTTGGTGTTCCACTAAAAGTAAGACGACGAGTGGAAACCGTTCCAACAATACTAAGTCTATCATTGGTTATAGTCATCCAACTGGGCCTGTTATTGAGATTCAACCCGGTGCAATTTACTATGTCCATAGTTCCAAAATACGGAACACCCGCTCTGAATACTATGTTGCTTAATGGTTGAACTATTGGGGTTGGACATGCTGCCATATTATTTCCTATTATTTCCTATTATTTTTTATAGACGATATGTCTATGATTCTTTGTATGCTAAATGTATTTATTCTATTACTTAGCACCGTGTCAGGATGATAATTCAGTATATATTTTGCATCGTCAACTAATACTAAATTATGGTCCTCACATTGTTCATCTGCTGCTATTATTAGTTCTATGTTTTCTACATCACAAAACAACAGTGTGTGACAAATTCCTAATGCTCGTGTAAAATTACAATATGTATTTTCCGAAAGCATGGTCCATGGGTCAGGCCAATTTTCACTATCAGACCAATGTAAATGATGATTGACTAGCGGTGTTTGCTGCCACCATTTGTCAATTTTTACGCATTTTTCTTCTAACGATTTTTCTTGTAGATCGTCTCTAAGATGTTTCCATTCTCGTAATCTCACGGGATAATCAAGTTGAAAAATGTTCATATTTGGAATCCTATTTCACTGAATCTGTTATGGTTTATTGTGCTTTAACTAATTTAATATCGTCTAAGTATAAGCTGGCTCCGAGCGCCAGTCCACCAGATGCATCATAACTTCCACTAATGAATACAAATCTATATATTCCTGCTTCTTGAGCGGTAATTAATCTGCTGGCTTTTGTCCAATTAGTAGTCTGACCGTTGGCATCCAATAATTGAATTGTTGCTCCAGTAGTTTCATTTATCAAATATGCATACACATCAAAGTCATCGCCGCCGCCCTCGGCTTTCCACCAAAATTCCACGGTATCTCCGGCTTGAGGGTTAATGCTGTTTTCACTTATCACATAAGGACCTCGAACTATACCATATGGAGCAGATGTTGTTAAACCGCTGCTAACCAAACGCAACACCTTAGTTCCTACTCCTGACGGAGATCCATTGGCGAACTCGTAACTAAAGGTTCCGCCAGAGAACGATGGTGCGTCACCATATGGTTGTGGAGCACTTACCGGACTTGGTGTAGGATCATTTGGTGTAGGATAATTCAGAATAGTGGCAAATCCATTCATACGTGTAGATTCAAGATATATCTTCCAGCCAGTAATAGTAACTACATTGCCTACCGTACTAATTACGTCAGCGGTTTCAAAGTCACCATTTGCAAACGTTGGCAATACAGGAGCGGTAACTCTTGTTGTCGTGTGTGTTAAATCTCTAAATGCAGTTCCGCCTGGTCCAGTCACAGTCAAGCTATAGGTAGCAACTGTTCCAAAGTCCAATGCTCCGCCCAGTAATACTGGTCCAACTGAATTGGCGCTTGAAGTTGATGTGTAATCCTCAACTTTGCTTGCTGAATTAAAAGTTGAACCAAGAGAATATTCAACTGTCTGCGAAGTAATGTTTCCAGTTGTAGTCCAAGTGGCTTGATCTAAATCTCCAAAAGCAAAAGTGTTGATTACTGGAGCCGCGTATGTAACAGTTATGTAACCTGTTTTGATTTCATCATCGCTTCCAGTAGAATTAGACGAAACTAGTTTAACTGTATATGTTCCCGGAGTGCTATAGGTAGTTGTTGGGTTTTGACTTGTGCTATCAGTGACTCCATCATTGTTAAAGTCCCAAGCCCAACTTGTTGGGTCATTGGTTGATTGATCAATAAACGTCACTGACAGTGGAGCAACACCGGACGTAGATGATGCAGTGAAATTAGCCACAGGTTTTGGTTTTATTACAGTTATGTAACCTGTTTTGATTTCATCATCGCTTCCAGTAGAATTAGACGAAACTAATTTAACAGTGTAAACACCGGGAGTGCTATAGGTAGTTGTTGGGTTTTGATCTGTGCTATCAGTAACTCCATCATTGTTAAAGTCCCAAGCCCAACTTGTAGGTGTATTAGTTGATGTATCAGTAAATGTCACTGATAGTGGGACAATACCAGATGTAGGTGTCGCGGTGAAATTAGCCACTGGAGGAGGAATCAAAACAGTTATGTAACCTGTTTTGATTTCATCATCGCTTCCAGTAGAATTAGACGAAACTAGTTTAACTGTATATGTTCCCGGAGTGCTATAGGTAGTTGT